GTCGCGCGCCCACGACAAAATCTCGTCATGGTCGAAGATCGGGCCGATTCCCAAATCGAGGGCATCCCAGTCGATCTCGCGGCCCCAAACGTACTCGTTTCCGGTTTCAGGGTGAATCGACGGCGGCAGCACCAGATTCATGCCGGTGCCCATCAATTGCACTTCCCACGGCCAGGATGACTTATCCTTGCCCTTTTTGTCTACCCATTTGATTTTACTGCGTTTTGAGTGGGCCAGCTTCTTCCCGGCCATGGGTTCGTCTGTGATAAGGTAAATATGCCGTCCGTGCCCGCCGCCACCTGAAAGGACGTGCGGCAGCTTCCGCCAGCGCGGGAGGATTTCGTCAAGGTAATCAAAGGCTTCGTCAGCGTCCCGCTGATCGCCCTTTACGTCCACGTCCAGGACTACGAGGTATTGGCGCTTGCCGATCTTGGACCATTCGCCGGGGCGCATGCCAAGGTTGTAGCCGGGCTTGTAGGTGGCTTCGAGGTCGTCCTCGGTCATCACCGGCGCGTTGGCCCAATCCCGCGTGAACGGGGCCTTATCGGCTTCGCGCAGCCAGTGGACCGACAGCCCATAGCGAGCCAGCCGGATTGCTTGTTTCAGCACAGCTTCGTCCGATCAGTAGACGTGCGGGAAAAAATCTTCCAGTGTGACCCGGCATCCTTTGAGCTTCAGGATTTCGCGGGCGCGGCGCAGCGGCAGCTTGTCAGCCCGTATCCATTTGTAGATGCTCTCAGTGGAGATGCTCAGTTTCTCGGCCAGCCATTTCACGTCAAACACTTCTTCCTGAAGCGTGCGGCGGCCGGGGAATGCTTTGAAGAGAACCTTGTAAAGTCCGCCTTCGAACTGTGCCCGCGCCTTTTGCTTGTCTTTCAGCTTGCGAGCTTTTTCACGTTCGGTTAGAGCCATTTGACACCCTTGTCTGAATTTCGATCTCGGTCATGGCATGGGATTTTGGAGATTGCAAGAGGGTGTTGATTTCGTTGTGTCCAACTAACGGTTGACAAAAATACCGACGACAGTATTAGGGGCTGGCGTACCTAAGTCGCAATCATGGAGCATTCATGCCACTCGAAAAAGAAATTGCCGCACTCACCGCTGCGGTCGAAGAAAACACTGCGGTCCAGAAGGAAATCCTCGCGAACCAAAATAAAGTTCTCGCGGGCATCGACAAGGCGGACAAACCTGAGAAGGCCGCTGCAAAACCGAAACGCGAAGTCGTCGAAGATGATGACAGCAACGAACCGGCCCCTCCGAAGCGCCGCGCCCGCGACGAAGACGAAGTGAAGCCGGCGCCGAAAAAAGCGGCGAAGAAGCCGGTCGTCGAAGATGACGAGGACAGCAACGAACCAGCGCCGCCGAAGAAGACGGAAAAGAAGCCCGCAGCCAAAAAGGCCGCCAAGGTTACTATCGCGACAGTTCGTGACGCTTTCGCCGATCTGCTCGAAACCGACGACGAAGATGAAGAAGCGGATCGCCGCACCTTCATCGAAGCCATCCTCGATAAGCTGGATGTCGATAAGACCTCCCAGATCAAAGAAGACGACTTTGAGCGCGTCCTCGGATGGGTCGAATCGAAAAAAGAAGACGAAGACTTCGTTCTGCCGAAGTCTCGTAAATAGGCACTCCGCACGGTCGGGCCTTCGGGCCAATTAAAGACGTGCGGATGGAAGACGGGCGGCGAGTATTCGCTTACAACGGCACGAAAAAGCCGCCCGCCTTTTCCGAAACATCGAAGCCGACGCCGGGCGTCGATCTCTACCCCGTGCGACTCACGAGGCCGGTTCATAGCCCAAGCCTCGGATAGCCAGATAGGTAGAGCGATCAGCCAGCCAAGCTGAGATTAGGTGCGGGATCGGGAAGGTGCGGCCAGCCGAATCCGATCCCAAGCCGCCTTAAGGATCGTCATGGGCGCACACGCCAGATTATCGCCTTCGTCAGCCGACCGTTGGATGCGTTGCTTCGGCAGCGTTGAAGCTGAGCGCGCTGAACCAAATGAAGAGAACGAGTGGAGCGCCGAAGGTACGGTCGCGCACTGGGTTCTGGAACAATGTCTGCGCTACGGATTCGAAGCCTTGGACTTCCTGGGCAAGGTCAAGCGCGTCGGACAAGAGAAACAATTTCGCGTCGTCATCGACGAAGAGATGTGTCAGTTTCTTCAGCCGATCATCGACGAAATCGTAGATTATGGCTACGAGCAATATTATGAACTTCGCCTCGATCTGTCCGCATGGCTGCCGGAGCAATTCGGCACTCTTGACGTGGGCATCGTGGTACAACCCCTCGGTCTGGTCGTCATTCGTGACCTGAAGTTCGGCAAGGGACTGCCGGTTCAGCCGGAGCACAACGCGCAACTTATGATCTATGCGGCGGGCTTCTGGGACCAGATCGCTTCAAAGGTATGGAAGCGGAAAGACAAACCGAAATTCCGCATCATCATAGACCAGCCTCGCAACGATGGCGGCGGCGGAGAGTGGGAGGTCAGCTATGAAGACCTGATGCTCTTCATGGTGGATGTAAAGCGCGCCGGCGTTCGTACTTACGATGCCGATGCGAAACGGACTCCCGGCGAGAAGCAATGCACTTATTGCCGCGCCGCGATGAACGGACACTGCCGCGCGTATGACGAATACCAATTCGCCAAACTCCCATTCGTAAACGAAGATTTGGAGCTACAGGACATGGGCCGCAAGCGCGAGCCGAAGCTAGAGCTGCCGGAGCCGGAGACGCTCGATCCGTTGATCCGTGCGCGGATATTAGATCAAGCACCGTCCTTCCGACAATGGCTTAACCGGCTGCACGCTGCGGCCATTGACGCCGGATTGAAGGGCGAACCGAACGGCGGCAAAAAAGTTGTGCTCGGTCGTCAGGGACATCGCAAGTGGGTCGATCCGAAAACAGCGAAGCGCTGGCTGGAACGCAACATGCCGGATGACGTGGAAATCTATGCACCGGCTTCACTGATCTCGCCGGCCGTCGCTGAAAAGGCGCTGGCGATACCGAAGAAAAAGGCCGCACAACTATTGAGTGACAGCGGCCAGATAATGCAGGACGACGGCAAGCCCGTGCTCGTAAGCGAGCTGGACCCGCGCCCCGCAGTGGAACCATACTCGGCTAAATTCCAAGTGTTTACGGATGATGACGAGTAGGGGGTAGACAATATCGAATTCCTCGATATGGTCGCCAAGCCCTTATGACCTCGGGCTATGTAGAAGGATGAAGTACATGGAAATCGCATTGAAGAACGTGCGTCTATCTTACCCGCACCTGTTTAAGGCTCGCGAGCAAGTCAACGAAGAAACCGGCAAGGTGTCGAAAAAATTCCAGGCCGTTTTTATTCTGAACAAGAAAAAGCACAAAGGGCTGATCGAAGAAATCGAAGACGCCATCGAAGAAGTCAAGTTCCAGAAGTGGGGCGACAAGCCGCCTAAACTGAAGGAAGAAAAAATCTGCTTGCGTGACGGCGACAATGAAGATGCTGACGAATTGGTCGGCGCCTACAAAATCTCGTCCTCCAACACGAAGCGTCCGACCGTCGTGGATCGCGACAAGTCGCCGCTGACTGAAGAAGACGGCAAGCCATACGGCGGCTGCTACGTGAACGCAGTGATCCGCATCTGGGCGCAGGACAACAAATTCGGCAAGCGCATCAACGCTTCGCTCGAAGCTGTTCAATACTACGCCAAGGGCGATGCGTTCGGCGCCCCGCCAGTCGATCTCGACAAGCACTTCGAAGACTTCGGCGACGAAGAGGAAGAAGATCGCCCATCGCGCAGCTCGAAAAAGCCGTCGCGCCGGGACGAAGAAGACGATGAACCACGCTCGCGGAAGCCAGCACGTTCATCGCGTCGGGACGAAGACGATGACTCCAACGAACCGGCTCCGTCCAAGCGCCGCAGCCGCCGCGACGAAGACGATGACTCCAACGAACCCGCTCCGCGTCGTCGCGGGCGGTAATGCTTACCAGCCTTCTCAGGAAGGTCGATGAGTGGGGGCGAGCTAGAACGCTCGCCCTCCGTCGTCGCGCGATAATCGCCGCCGGCGAGACGGACAACGATAAATTTTTTCTCCATCACATGACGGACGATGAACTGTTCAAGCACGCAGAGATGGACCGGAAGCAACAGCGATACGCGCTGGACCGGCGTGCGTGGGCGTGGCAATGCGGTCGCCCCATTCGGCAGACCCCTCGGAGCGCTGGGCGTCTGAAATGACCCAGACAGTTCTCTTCAATGACTTCGAAACTTTCTCGAAGGCCGACATCAAAACAGTCGGCGGCTATCGCTATGGCCGCGACGTTTCGACGAAGGTGCTGATGTGCGCCTATGCCTTCGATGACGAGCCTGTGCGACAGTGGGTCCCGGCGCACGGCGAGAAGATGCCGCGCGATCTTCACGACGCGATCCGCGATCCAGATGTGTTGAAATCCGCGTGGAACGCATCGTTCGAAAAGATCATATGGGAATACGTTCTCGGCTATGAGATCGACGACGAAACGTGGCGCTGTTCGATGGTGCGCGCTATGTCGCTCTCGCTACCCGGCGGCCTCGAAGACGCAGGCCCGATTCTGAACCTGACCGCCGACAAGCAGAAGATGGCCGACGCAAAGAAGCTGATCCGGCTGTTCTGCAAACCGCAAAAGCCTACGAAGAAAAACCCTTTCACGAAGGCAAGCAAGTACACGCATCCTGACGAATGGGAGACGTTCCTCGAATATAACCGGCAGGACGTTGTCGCAGAGCGCGCGATCTGGAAACGGACGAAGCGGTGGGACATGCCGGAGCACGAGTGGCAGATGTGGGCGCTCGATCAAGAGATCAATCGCGACGGCATCCCGATCAATATGACCGTGGTAGAGAACGCTATCGAATTCACGGAAGATTATCGCGCCGCCCGCAAGGCCCGCATGCGCCGCCTGACCGGCGTGGAGAACGTCAATAGCAATCCGCAGCTCTTGAAGTGGCTGCGTGAGAATGGATACCGCTTCGCCGATCTGAAGAAAGGCCACGTAGCGCGCGGCGCCGAAGACAAAGAGATGTCGGACAATGTCCGCGAAGTTCTCGAAATCCGTCAGGAAATATCCAAGACCTCGGTTGATAAATATTACGCTATGCGCCGCGCGCAAGTCGATGGAAACATCCAGGGCTGTTTCCAATTTGCAGGCGCACAGAGAACGTGGCGCTGGTCAGGGCGTCTTATCCAGCCTCAGAACTTGTCGCGCCCTGCACCGTGGCTCGAAGATCAGCAAGAGCAAGCTGTTCGCCACCTAGAGAAGCTCTCGCCGCGTGCGCTGAAGCTGATCTATGACAAGCCGATGGACATGCTCGCTACCTGCATCCGTCCGACCATCCAAGCCCCAGAAGGCTATGTGATGATCTCTGCCGACGAAAACGCAATCGAGAATCGCTGCCTGGGCTGGCTATCCGGCGACGAAAAGATTTTGGACGTTTTCCGCAATGACCGCGATCCGTATGTGGATTTCGCGACTTATATGTTCGGCGGCGAGTACGAAGAATTGTGGGAGGAATACAAACCTTCGGACGGCAGCAAGGGTGACAAGAGCAAGCGGACTACCGCTAAGCCTGGCGTGCTCGGCTGCGGCTACATGCTGAGTGCCGGAGAAGAGCACGAGAATGAACAGACCGGCGAAATCGAGGCGACAGGCCTGCTAGGCTATGGACGCGCGATGGGCGTCAACCTGACTCTGGAACAAGCCAAGCTCTCAGTAAAAGTCTGGCGCGAGACGTTCGTGGATGCCGTGGAATACTGGTGGGAGATCGAGAAGGCCGCCAAGCTTTGCGTCCGCACCGGCAAGCCAACATGGGCGCGCGAGATCGGATTCGACATCAGCGGCCCGATGCTTCGGATGTTGCTGCCATCTGGCCGCGCGCTGCACTATGTCCGTCCACAGATCGTTATGAGCACGCAATACTGGTGCAACGTGAAGCGCAAGTATCTGCCGCGCCATCTGTGCAAGGAAGTCAATCTCAGCCGCACGAAGGTAAAAGAAAACCTTACTTACGAAGGGCTGGACGACAAAAAGCGTTGGAGCCGGATTCAAACGCATCCAGGCAAGATCACTGAAAACGCCGACCAAGCTGTAAGCCGCGACGTGCTGGCTGAAGGCATGCGCCGCTTCCGCGCCCGCGTGTCTCGCAACGTCGCTCGCATCCGACTTCACGTCCACGATGAAATCGTGACGATCTGCAAAGAGGATCATGCAGACAAAGTGAAGAAAATCCTCGAAGAGTGTATGACAGAACCGATGCCTTGGGCGCCCGACTTTCCGTTAGGCGTGGGCGAAGGCGCTTCGGTTTGCAGAGTGTGGATTAAAGACTGACATGGCACAAAGAGAAGCGGTAGTAGAGGCAGACATCAGCGGACCCGAAGGCGAAGCCGTCAAGGCGGGCTGGAAAGTCTATAAGATGCAATTCATCGGCAAGCGCGGATGCCCGGATCGCTGGCATTTCCGTCGCGGCGTTCTGGTCATCATAGAGTATAAAAAGATCGGTGAGAAACCAGATGGCATTCAGATGCGGCGGCATGACGAGCTGCGCGGGCAGGGCTTCGAAGTCCACGTCGTCCGCGACCACGATCACGCCCGCAAGCTGCTAAGGCTCGGAGACTATGCCTAAGCTTCGCCTAGAGTCCGAACTTCGTAAGTATCAGCGCTATTTAGTGCGGATGGGCATGCGCCTTCCGTACTTGCTGATGGCCGTCGATATGGGCTTGGGAAAAACGGCCGCCGTCCTCACGATCATCCGAAACCTCTTGAACCGCTTCGAGGTCAAGCTAATCCTGGTGGTGGCCCCTCTTCGCGTTGCAGAGCATACATGGCCCGAAGAATTCGCGGCGTGGCGCCACACTAAGAATATTCCGTACACGATCATAACAGGGACGCCAGCGGTTCGACTGCGCGCTTTCCGCAGCCGCCGCGCCAAAGTCCACATCATCAATAAAGAAAACCTCGCGTGGCTCTGGAAGATCACCGACAACGGCAAGAACTGGCCGTATGATATGATTATCGTGGACGAAGCGTCCATGCTGAAGGAAGGCAAGAAACGCACGAAGCGCGCCGGAGGCGGTAAAGGTTCGATGCCGCTATCCCGGTTCGGGGTTTTGGCTGCAGCCCGGCAGAAGACAGATCGCGTGATCCTGATGACCGGCACACCGGCGCCAGAGGGCATCCACAATCTTTGGGGCCTCTCGTATATGTGCGACCAGGGCGAACGCTTGGGCCGCAGCAAGGATGCCTTCGAGAAGCGATGGTTCACGAAAGACTACATGGGCTGGAACCTAGAGCCGCGACCGGGCGCGCAGGAAGAGATCATGGACCTGATGGGCGATCTGATGATCTCGCTGCGGGCCGAAGATCATATTGAGCTGCCGCCGGTCATCACTACGCCGGGCACAGACATCTGGGTCAACCTCCCGCGCGACACGATGAAAGAGTACAAGCGCTTCGAGCGGGAACTCTTTACTGACAAATACGATGTCGAAGCGGCCACCAGCGGCGTGCTTGTAAACAAGCTTCTACAATTCGCGAATGGCTCACTCTACCGCGAGCGCGGCAACGCCATCCCGGTCCACGAGCTGAAAGTAGACGCGCTTTGTGAGCTGATCGAATCTCTGCAAGGCCGGCCGCTTCTCGTAGCCTACAGCTACAAGTTCGACGTGGTGGCGATCAAGAAACGACTCGGGAAAAAAGTCACGGTCCTCGAAGACGCCGGCAAGAACTGGAAGAAGGATTGGGATCGCGGTCGCATTAAAGTCTTGCTGAGTCATCCGGCGTCCATAGGCCACGGCATGAACATGCAGTACGGCGGCTCTCGGGCTTGCTGGTACGGGATGCAGCACAGCGGCGAACTCTACCAACAGTTCAACAAACGGTTGCCCCGGCCCGGCCAGAAAGACGAGCACGTTATGATCTATCACATCCTCGCCCGTGGAACCTGGGACGAGAAGGCTCTTGCCAACCAACACGACAAAAAGGATACAGAAACGGCAATCCGAAACGCCGTTCGGATCACGCGCGAGGAAGTTCTACGCGAATTGCGCGCGGCGTAGAAGTCTGTTACGGGAGCTTTAGAGGGACCTATGACTGATCTGTTGCACATCTTCATCGGATATGATGACCGGGAAAAAGACGCATACGATGTGTGCGTGGACTCCTTGCGCGCCCACTCCCGTTCGCCGATCCAAATCCACAAGCTCGATCAAGATGCCCTTCGCCGGCAAGGCGCTTACATCCGGCCCAAGGACGAACCGGCGTCAACACAGTTCGCCTTCACGCGCTTCCTGGTGCCGCACCTGATGGGCTTCAAAGGCCGCGCGCTGTTCGTGGATTGCGACTTCCTGTTTACGCAGGACGTAACCGATCTGTTTCACTCCGCGCCGTGGGCCGCCGCCGTCAGCGTCGTGAAGCACGACTACACCCCGAAAGCCAAATGGAAGATGGAAGGCCAGCCGCAAGTCGCGTACCCTCGAAAGAACTGGTCAAGCCTTATGCTGTTCCGCTGCGGCTCTGTCGCCGCCCGGAAGCTTGACGTGCCATATGTCAACAGCGCCCCCGCCCCCGATCTGCACCGGCTGGCTTGGGCGCATGACAGTGAGATCGGCGCGCTGCCCGACGAATGGAATTGGCTCGAAGGCGAGTACCAGTGGGAGCGGGACGTTCCGCCCGCCGGCATTCACTTCACGAACGGAGGCCCTTGGCACACGGACCCTCGTGCGATCCGCTTCGGTAATCTGTGGACGGATCAATTGAAGGCTATCAAGAGATGACTTACACGAAGCAACATGCAGCTAACCTGAAAAAGCTGCACGACCGCGATCCGAACTTCGGAGTCATCGGGCACCTGTGGTCGAAGCGAGTCCACGACTACATGGAAATGCACGACTGCATTTCTCTTCTCGACTACGGCTGTGGCCGAAGCGAACTGATCTACGCGGTGAAGCGGGAAGGCATTCGTATCCCGGAAGGGAAGTACGCGTTCCAGCAATACGATCCGGCCATCTTCCCGGAGCGCCCTATCCCGGCTGACTTTGTCACCTGTATCGATGTCCTGGAACACGTCGAAGCACACAAGCTATTCGAAGTCTTGAAGGACATCGGGGAGCTGATGAACAAGGCGGGCCTGATAACTGTTTCGTTGCGCAACGGCACGAAGAGAAATCAAGCCACACATCAGCTCGCCGCCAAGCCTCGTCAATTCTGGCTGGATCATCTCGGCGATTATTTTCCGACTCTAAAAGAAGTTCCAATCTTAGACCCTAGCAAGGCCGCGTCGGAGCTTGCTGTACTCGTGAGGAAGACATGGTAAAGTTGATCTCGGATAAATACGTCGCGCTCAATAAAGAGCTGCACGAGCGAAACAAAAAGTACGGTGCTAAAGGGCACGACTGGGCAGACCGAGTGATCGGTTATCTGCGCACGTCGCTCGCGAACTCTTATCTCGACTACGGCTGCGGCAAAGGCTCCCTTCTCGCCGAAGTCCAGCGCCGGCACAAAGAATGGGGATACCCGTATCTCGGCGGAAAGATCGGCATCCTTGAAGCGCACGGCTACGATCCAGTTACGCGGCCCGGCGATCCGGCCCCCGCTGACTTCGTCACATGCTGCGACGTTCTGGAACACATTGAGCCTGAGTATCTCGACAATGTCCTAGACGACATTGCGTCCAAAATTAAAACTCAAGGATTACTTGTGATCTCACAGCGCAAGGCGAACAAGACGCTGGCCGATGGCCGCAACGCGCATTTGATTATCGAGAAGACCCCATGGTGGATGGATAGACTCGGTAAGCATTTCCGCAGCGTCGAAGAAGTGCCGCCGATCAAGCCGACGCGCGTTGGCGTAGAACTCGCGGTCCTCGTTCGTCCGCTGTGAAACCATACATCGTTCCCCGTGACTGGGCCGGAGAGACGGTAGCAATCGTCGCCTCCGGCCTAAGCGTGAACAGCTTCGATTTCGGTCGGATTGCTGGACTGCGCACTATCGCGGTGAAGGATGGATACCTAAAGGTCCCTGACGCGGAAGTGCTGATGATCGGAGATCATAGGTACGCTTTGAGGACCCCAGACCTATCCGCCTATAAAGGCCCGTTGATCTTGTATACAGACCCGGTGCCGCTCCCCGAAGCGCTTTGGGACGAACGCATCAGGTTCATCCCGAAAGTCGCAGGGCGAGGCCTCTCAGACAATCCAGGGCAGCTCCGGGGAACATTCACCACGGTAGCCCTCGCAATCAATCTGGCCGTGCTCAGAGGGGCTACACGCATCCTTCTCGTGGGCGTGGATGCCAAGGCAGGGCCGAACAATGAAAGACACTTCAGCGGCAGTCTCAAAGAGCACTGGGGCCAAAGGTACGAGAGACAGAAATGGGGTTTCTCTAGGCTCACTGAAGACCTGAAAGCCAGAGGCATTCGAGTGCTTAACATGAACCCGGACTCCGCAGTGAAGTGGTTTCCTTTTGCAAAGAAAGACGCATCATATGCTCGGACCTAAGTTGCCCATCATTTTCTTCTCTTGGGGCGGTCGGTTCCCGGACGACTATCTGTCGCGAACTATGGCTATGGTGTCTCGAAACCTGACACTGCCCCATAGATTTGTCGTGATCTCTGACAGCAAGCAAACTCGCGAGCGTTTCAAGGACGAAGCGCAAGTCGTTCCTCTGTGGAAAGACCTTCACAAGATCGGCGGCAAGTGCTTCGTCCGCCTCAAGTGCTTCGACGAATCGTTCCGCCAGATCATCCCTGAGAACCGCTGGGCGTGGATGGACATCGATATGGTGGCTGTCGGAAATTTGGATACAATATTCGGCCGGCCGGAGCCTTTCGTGATGTCTGGCGTGGAGCTTCGCCCGCAGCCGGTGAATGGATCGCTAGTGATCGCAGACCACGGTGTTGCGCCGGAGATTTTCACGGAGTTCAACATAAACGAATGGGTAAACGAGAAAAAGCGTCTTCGCTTCGGGGGCAGCGATCAAGCTTGGATCGCCATCAAAGCGCGCCACAAAATAGCGACGATAACGGAGGCCGATGGACTCTTCTGTTTCCGAAATGACATCGCGCCACGGCACCTGTGGGCGTACGAATCATGGAAGAACCGGAACCTCGTGAATGCGCTTAAACACGAGCCGACCGGCGGCGCGATGCCGGAAGGCGCCAAGCTGATTCAGATGAACGGCCCCTGGTCACAGTGGAAGCCGGAAGTGTTGCAACTCTCCCCCTGGATTGCAAAATACTGGTAATCTGATAGGTACGCCACATGGCTAAAGATCGTAAGCGCTCTCTCGATGACCTTCTAGGCGGTGATGATTCCAACTCGGAAGCACCGCTGACGAAGGCTATAGACTCCAAGACCGACGACTGGGCACAGGTACGCCGTGGCGTCACCCAAGCCTGGCTTACGGGCGCGCTCCGTATGGATAAACGCACCGTGAAAAAGCGGCTCGCAGAATGTCCGATTGCGGAGAAGAAAGCGGGAAACATCGCGCTCTACGATCTTGCACAAGCCATGTCTTTCCTCGTGAAGCCGCGCTTCGACATCGAAGATTATATGCGGAACATGAACCCGGAAGAGCTGCCGCCACGCCTGAAATCTGAATACTGGAAAGCGAAGCGTTCGGAGCAAGAGTACAAAGAACGAGCGGGCGAACTCTGGCATACAGAGGACGTGATTATGGTTCTAGGCGACACAGCCAAAACCATTCGCGGCGTAATGCAGACGTGGATCGATGCGCTAGAACGCAAGACGGAAGTTACCCCGGAGCAATACCGGGAGCTACAATCAATGGTCGATGATCTGCGGAATGAAATCGCACGCGCGCTTGTGGAAATGCCAGCGCTGGGTCAGACGCCTAATTTGCTAGGCGAAGAAGATGACGACGACTAAACGTCTCGCGCGCCTTAAGCCGCCCTCATTCCAATATCTCGAAGAGGCTGTAGCCAGTATCGCGGAAGCGATCCGGCCGCCCGACCGGCTGACTGTTCCTGAAGCGGCGGAAAAATATCGTCGACTCGAAAACCTCGGCGGCGGTTCGGTAGGCCCATACGAGAACAGCCGCGCGCCATACATGATCGAGCCGGGCGATGTTCTGACGAGCGACATCTATCAGGGAATGGTTTTTTGCGGATCGGTTCAGTCGGGGAAGACAGAGCCTTTCGGATCGTGGGTCACTTATTCTGCCGTCTGCGATCCAGCCGACATGATGTTCATTGCACCAACAATGACGACCGTGCGCGACTACTCGAAGCGCCGGATGGAGAAGCTCTTCGCCACGACGCCGGAGCTAGACAAGCGCGTGCTTCCGGGCAAGCACGGACGCAACGTCTTGGACGTGCGCTTCAAGAACGGAATGTATCTCACCTTCAGCCATCCATCCGCATCCGAACTTCGCGGCAAGCCGATCCCTCGTCTATGGCTGACCGACTATGATGCGATTCCATCGGACATCGACAATGAAGGCTCGCCCTTCGATTTGGCTCGCAAGCGGACCACCACCTTCGGGCGCTTCGCCATGACGGTCGCAGAGTCGACTCCGGCCGGCGATATGGAGAACCCGCAGTGGATCAAAGGAACGGAGCATGAAGCGCCTCCGACAAAGGGCATCCTTGAACTCTACAACCGTGGCGACCGGCGCCGTTGGTACTGGCGCTGCCCACACTGCAAGGAGTCCTTCGAGCCAGACTTCAGCCTTCTCCGTTGGCCCGACGTGCGCGATCACGTCCTCGCCGCAGAAAGCGCTAAGATGTACTGCCCGCACTGTGACGGCGCGATCAACCACTCCCTGAAGTTCAAGCTGAACGTCGCGGGGAAATGGATCAAAGACGGCCAGAAGTGGGAGCGGGATGGAAGCGTAAGCGGCGAAGCTTTCCGCTCGGACATCGCGAGCTTCTGGTGCAAAGGCGTAGCGGCCGGCTTCCAAACGTGGAAGGACATCGTCCTGGATTGGCTGCAAGCGAACGAAGCGTATGATCGCACCGGAGATGAAGGGCCGTTGCGCACGACCGTCAACACGCGGCAAGGAAACACATACGTCTCGAAAGCCGCCGCTTCCGCGCGCCTCCCTGACGAGCTACGAAATCGCGCGGAGGACTGGGGCGGTTCGGCTGAAGCTCCGCTCGTACCTGACGGTGTGCGCTTCCTCACGGCGGCCGTAGACGTTCAAAAGAACGCCTTCGTGGTCCACGTCTACGGGCATGGAGCCAGCGCCACTCCGAAGCAACCCGGAGACATTTGGCACATCGATATGTTCAAGGTTCGTAAGTCTACTCGCGAAGACGAGCGCGGCGATCTGCAACTGATCGACCCCGCCGCATACGCGGAAGATTGGCAACAGCTCGTGCCGGAAGTCATAGACAAAACGTATGAGTTAAACGACTTCTCCGGCCGGCGCATGCAGATCAAAATGGTTTGCTGTGACTCTGGTGGTAAGGAAGGCGTCACCACGAATGCGCTGAACTTCTACCGCTGGCTTCGCGCGCAGCCGGAGAAGCACCACCATCGCTTCCTACTCGTGAAGGGTGAACCTTCGAAAGTCGCGCCACGTTTTCAGAAGCGCTTCCCAGATGCGCAACGCAAGGACCGCAACTCCGGCGCGCGCGGCGACGTGCCGGTAGCGCACTTGAATTCGAATCTGATGAAAGACCAAGTGTCCTCGTTTCTCGGTCGTACGGATGCAGATGGCGGCATGATCCATTTTCCGAAGTGGGCGCCGACGTGGCTCTATACGCAGCTCACTTCGGAAGTTCGCACGCCGAAGGGCTGGGAGAAAATTGGCACGCGCCGCAACGAAGCGTTCGACTTGCTATACTACGCGATGGCCCTGAACCTGGATGCCTCGATCAAGGCAGAAAACATCAACTGGGAGAAGCCGCCGGTGTGGGCCGAAGTGTGGGATTTGAACTCCCTGGTCATCGGCGAGAACGAGGACCCGAAGCCTCGTGGCGGCCGCCGCGTGCGTAGCGACATGAAGAAGCTGGGCGAGTCCCTTCTCTAAGACCCGTTGTCTTTTCAGTATTCCTCGGTTAATGCTGGGGCTTAATCCGGCCGCCGCGAGGGAACCCTGAACCATGGCACTTACACTCCAACAGCGTCTTGACGCGGCAAAAGCGGCCTACCATGCGGTGCTTACAGGCACTCAGGCTAAGGTCGTCGTGGACCAAAACGGCGAACGAGTGGAGTTCAACGCGGTCAATATCAGCAAGCTCGCGCTCTACATTGCCGACCTCGAAGCTGAACTCGCCGGCACAAATGTCAATCGCGGCCCGATGAAAGTTTGGTACAAATGAAGGTTCAACGTCAACGCACTTTGGACGATCTTATCGGTGTCGCGGAACCCGCTGACGCTGGTAAACCCCGGCTGGCGCGCGGTCCCTCTCGCGCTGGCCGGGGAGGCGATATGGCGATTGTAGGAGAGCCGTACGAAGGTGCGTCTCTTCGCTCTCGCGAACTAGCGCTGTGGCATCCGCCGCTGCGCTCCGCTGACGCGGACATCCTCGATAATCGAGATGCCGCTACAGGCCGCGCTCGCGACATGATGCGCAACGATGCCTACGCGCACGCGGGCGAAATCCTGCACCGTGACGGTGTCGTCGGCGCCATGTTCTTGCTGAACGCGAAGCCCGACACCGAAGCGCTCGGCATCAAAGACGAAAAATGGGAAGAGGAATTCCAGGAAGAAGTCGAAAGCAAATTCACCCTATGGGCTGAGAGCTTGGACAACTGGCCGGATGCTTCGCGCATGAACACCTTGACCGGCCTTGTCCGTCTCGCGGTGGGCGTCTACCTCGCCAGCGGTGAAGTCCTCGCGACGGCTGAATGGGACCGCGACAACTCGCGGCCCTACAACACTTGCATTCAGATGATCGAAGGCGAGCGCCTCGGTAATCCGATGTGGCAAGTCAACGATCAGAACGTCCGCGCCGGTGTGCGCCGGAACAAGTACGGTGCCCCGCAATCTTATTTCATTCGCAACAGCCATCCGTCCGATCTTTCGACCGGCCCGGATAGCTGGAAATGGACGGAGTATCCCGCGCGGCTTCGCACGGGCCGCACGCGCGTCATCCACCTTTTCGAACAAGCCCGCGTCGATCAGACGCGAGGCATCTCCGAACTCGTGCATGCCTTGAAGGAAATGAAGACGACAAAACAGTTCCGCGAAATCCAGCTAGAGAACGCGGTCGTCAACGCGACCTTCGCGGCGTCTATCGAAGCTGATCTACCAAGCCAGGCTTATGCCGCGCTCGGCGGCGGAGATGACGAAGACCTTATCTCGTATGCCCAAGACTATCTCGGCGCTGTAGGCGAGTATTCCGGCGGCGCGAAGTCGCTGACCATGAACGGCGTTCGTATCCCGCACCTGTTCCCAGGCCAGAAGCTTCAGCTTCGGCCAGCCGGAGCGGGCGGCGGAATCAACACAGAGTTCGAAGCGTCTTTGATCCGTTATATCGCTGCCGATCTCGGCGTTTCCTACGAAGAACTTTCGCGCGATTACTCGCACGCGAACTACTCTTCCATGCGCGCGGGCACCGTCCAGACGGGCCGGTTCATGCTCTCGCGGAAGAAGATGGTGGCGGATCGTTTCGGCTCGCACATCTATCGTCTGTGGTTCGAAGAGATGATTATAAAAGGCCAGCTCGAAACTATGAAAGGCCGCCCTGATTTCTACGAAGGCCTGAACCGAGATGCCTTCACTAAATGCGATTGGCTCGGCGCGTCACGCGGTCAGATCGACGAACTCAAAGAAACGCAGGCTGCAGCCATGCGCGTCGAAAAGAACTTGGGCACACTGGAAGACGAACTCGGCAAGCTCGGAAAAGACTGGCGTGCGGTGTTGAAACAGCTTGCTCGCGAGAAGAAGGCCATCGACGCTCTGGGATTGACTCCAATCGATCCTAATGCGCAAAAGAACATGGACAATGCCACGACCGGCAAGGCCAAAGACCCGAAACAACCGAAGGACGAATAAGATGTTTGACGCGATCCTCGCCAACTTCATCGCCGGCCAAGATGGCGGCACCGTTCTGGTCGCGCCTGAAAACATGGATCGTGTCACCACGGCGCTTCGCGCGCTCGCGAACCACAAGCACTCCGGCGACATGATGGCGGCGTCGGACACTTTTATGCAGGACGATTTCTGGCCGGCTTCCGATAGCTGGCAGGCTTCGTACAAGCCCTATGTCGTCAAGGACGGCATATTGCAAATCCCGGTCAAAGGCGTTCTTCTGAACAACTTCCCGTTTGCAGTCGGCTCGTACGCGACCGGCTATTACTACATCCAGAAGTGCATGGAGCGCGGCCTGAATGACGGCAACGTGCGCGGGATCGCGCTGGTTTGTGACTCTCCCGGCGGCCACGTCGCAGGTTGTTTCGAACTCGCCGACAAAATTTTTTCAGCCCGCAGCGAGAAGCCCATAGCGGCCTTCGCCCACGAGCACGCTTACTCCGCAGCCTACGCGCTGGCGTCGTCTGCCGCTCGGATCACCATGTCGAAGACCGGCGGCGTCGGCTCTATCGGTGTAATGACGATGCACGTTTCCCAGGAAAAAGCCTTGGAACAAGCGGGTATTGCGGTCACTTTGATCTACGCAGGCAAGCACAAAGTAGATGGTAATGGCTTCCAAGCGCTGTCACCGGCAGCGAAGGATCGCATCCAAGAACGCCTGGACGAAACGTACGGAGTCTTTTGTGCGGCGGTTGCCCGCAACCGGAAGATGGACGAGAAGGCCGTGCGTAAAACGGAAGCCCTCACGTTTGGGTCTTCACAAGCGCTGGAAAATGGTCTAGCGGATAAAGTCGGAGCGCTAGACGAGGCTCTGGCAGATTTTAGTTCATGCCTATTTGGCGACAACGAAGAGAAGGATCATCTAATGGCTATTGAGCAAAAAGACGTGGACGCCGCTGTTGCCGCCGCCCGCACCGAAGCTTCCACTACGGCAGCTTCCGCCGCAGTGACCGCCGAACGCGCCCGCGTCAAAGGCATCAAAGCTTGCGACGAAGCGAAGGATCGCCCTCTCGCCGCCGCCGCTCTCGCTGAAAATTCCAGCATGTCGGTCGAAGACGCGAAAGCAGTCTTGGCCTCCATGCCGAAGGAAACGAAAGCCCCCGCCACGAACGCTGGCAATCCCGCGATGGTCGCGGCTCTTGACGGCGTCCAAGCCGGTCCCGGCGCCGCTGGCTCCGAAGGCCAAGGCGTAGAACTGACCCAAGAGCAAAAAGACCAAGCTTGGGTTGATCGCATCACGTCGGCGCGCTTCGGCGCAAAAGCCTAAGCGCCAGCGCCCCGTCAACCCTGAAGTAGGAGAATAAAAATGGTTCAAGTCGGTTCTTACAATGGCACTCCCGGCCTCCCGGCCACGGCGAGCGAAACCTATACGCAGAAAAACACGATCCTCGCCGGTCAAGCACCGACGATGACCCGTTACGGCAAGACCACGTCGGACCTCCCGGTCTATTCGTTGGTCGGTCGCGTTACCGGCACGCAGCTCTTGGTCCTCTCGGACCCAGCCGCCGCAGACGGCTCGCAGCTCCCAGTCGGCGTGACCACGCACGCGGTTGTCAACGATGACTCCAACTCGGGTCTGGTTGACTCCAACTCGCTCGCCGGTGCGGACGTTGTGGACGTTGCCTTCTACCCAGACGGCGTCTTCAACTTCGACGAACTGAACAAGCATGGTTCGTGGACCTTGCCGACCCTGCAAGCCGCCCTGGATCGCACGCCGCTTAACGTGGACGTGATCCAAACCGCAACCCCTCCGATCCAAGGCTAAGACGCCTTAGACCGAAACTGAAACGCCGAATAGGAGACTATCAAAATGGCACTAGAAATCGTTCCTTCCCGCGTCCTGCTCGGCGTCTATGCGGACACCCGCTTCGACGCGGAGTCGAACTACTTCCGCAATCTGGGCGGCTTCGACTCGAATGTCGTCCAGTTCACCGGCGAAGAAATCCTCTTCGAAAAGCTGGCTCCGGCTGGCCGTGAAATCGCTCCGTTCATCTTGCCGACGAACGTGGGCCGCCCGGTCTACAAGCGCAAAGGTTCTGCGGCGAAGAGCTTCAAGCCCGCGTACGTGAAGCCACGCGATCCAGTCGTGCCACAAGAACAGTTCACCCGGCGTCCGGGCAACCTGTACGATGCGGCGCCAAAGACCCCGCAGCAAAACCGCGATGCGGAAATTGCCGCGATCACCCAAAAACACAAGTCGGTCATCGAACGCCGGCTTGAGTGGATGGCGTCTCAGGCGATGCTCTACGGCGGCTACTCCGTAGACTTCCTGGACGGTCCTTCCGTCAACGTGCTCTTCGACCGGGACGCTACCCTGTCGATCACGAAGACGACCGACCTCTGGACGGACTCCTATGACATCCTCGGTGACATCCAAAACTTCATCGACCGTCAGTCGCGCGCCCCGTTCGGCGGCATCACTTCCCGCATGACCATCGGTCGTGACGTGTGGGCCGTCATGCAAAAGAACGAAGGCTTGCTGAAGCTGATGGACTTGACCGTGAAGAACTCCGACGTTGATCTGCCACGCGGCTTGATCCCGACTGTCGGCGCTCCGAACGCAGAGTTCAAACGTCTCGGCACCGTCTCCGGCCTGGAAATCGTTCTCTACAACGATTTCTACGAAGACAACGCCGGCAACCAAGTCGATTACATGAACTCGCGAGACATCTTGCTCACCACGGGCAACGTCGGCGGCGTCATGGCCTACGGCGCGATCATGGATCACGACGCAGACTTGCAAGCCATCCCAGTGTTCCCAAAGATGTGGAAGAACGAAGACCCTTCCGCGATCCACATCATGCACCAGTCGGCGCCTCTCGCCGTCCTGGTCAACCCGAACCGCACTCTGCGCGCTCGCGTTGTGGAAGAGGACTCCAACTCAGCCGGTTCGTAAGAACTCGGCCGCCCGAAAGGGAGTGACTTACGAGAGGCCGTCCAGCAATGGGCGGCCTTTTCGTTTGGATGGACTCGGGAACCGAAGTGCGCCATAACCCGTTTGCCGATGGACCCGGCAGCAATAGAGGGAAGTACCTATGAAGATCACTGCAAACCACACCATCGTCGCGAAGAACCCCAAGGGCCAAACGATTCGTTTGGAACCGAGCCAGACCGGCGAAGTGGCAGATACGGAAGCGAACAAAAAGCTTCTGACCGAAAAGCAAGGCGTGTTCCCGGCGGCTGTTCGCGCCGGTAAGAAGGACGATGAAAACCCTTCAGCGCCTTGGGGCCGTTCGATGCAGCACCGTGCCGCCGAACTCGCCAACAAAAAGAAGCCGGAGGCGAAGCAAACGTCTTCCGACGACGACAAGCCTGAAACCCGCAAGGCCAAGACCGCTCGCTCTCGCGAACAACTCTTGGGCACCGGCGGCCGCAAGGAAGCGGAAGTCGGCGCTGACGGCAAGAGCTACAAGGTAGTCTCGTCCAAGCCGGATGGAGACGAAGAAGGCGAGGACTAAGAGATGACGTGGCGGGAACAGAAAGCGGCGGCACGAGACATCGTCCATCAGACGATGAAAGTGGCTCTGCTTGTTCTCGCCACGATCCCTTACGACTCCAACAGCGGCGAACATCTGCCGCAAGTTCACGCCCGCATCCACAACCGCGAGATGCCACTGGGCGATCAAGCAGGCACCAGCCTGAATTCCGCAGAGCGATATGAGCCGGTTCCGAAGGCGATCTTCTGGAAGCAAGAGCTGATCGACGCGGGCGTCACCTTGGCGCGCAATCAAATCCTTTCCGTGTCATCCGGCGAAGCATACTCGATTGACGTTGTGCATCCGCACGACATCGAAACGATCACAGTCAACATCATCCGACTCGACGCGGCGGATGCCGCCGGTCTGCCGCTGCCCGTCTGATGTTCACCGTAACCATCGAAGGCCTGACGAACCTGGACGACTACGCCGAATTCTTCGAGCGTATCCCGGTCGCCGCGAGCCGCGCGCTGAACCGCGCCGCAGAAAAAGCCCGGACCCAATCCGCGAAGCTGTTGCGACAGCAATTGAACTTCCCATCCCGCTACCTCTCCGGCGCGGACGGCAAGATCGAACTGACCAAATCAGCCCCGTCCCATCTGGTAGCCAAGCTGCAAGCTGAAAGCCGGCCGCGATCCTTGGCCCGCTTCGTCAGCTCTTCGTCGAAGAAGACCGGCGTGCGGGTATCGGTCAAGCCAGGCTCCGGCGCCACTCTGCCCGGCGCGTTCCTTCTGGGCGTCAGCACCGGCACCAGCGAAGGCAAGAACACGATCCTGGCAATCCGCTCGCCGGTGCGCCCTCGGGGGGCCTACAAGCCTCGTGCTATTGGCAAGGGACTTTGGAGCCTGTATGGACCGTCTGTGGCTCAGGGCCTCTTGGGCGCGTCTGGCGGGGGCATCTGGACCCAGATCGAAGACGATGTTGTAACCAACCTCGAATCGGAATTCCTCCGGCAACTGAAATTGGATGTTTGATATGGCTGATCCGACCCGACTCCGCATTCTGAAGAACTTGACCGCGATCATCGAAGCGATCCGGCCTGAAGACTCCAACAGTCAAGCGACCGGCTACACGGTCAGCCTACAGAACGCGGTCTTCCGGGGCCGCAACATCTTCGGCGACAGCGACCCGCTCCCTATGGTGGCGATCCTGGAAAACCCCATTCCTCCCGACCAGATTCCATCCCCACCAGAGAACCCCGCGCGCCATGGCGACTGGGACCTTGCGATCCAAGGCTTCTGCAAAGACGACCGTATCCATCCGACCGATCCGGCCTACGCTCTGGCCGCCGACGTGGTCATGGCTCTCAGCCGCGAGCGCACGCGGGCCGTTCAGGAAATGAAAACAAAGGGCCGCGTCATCAATCCGTTGTTCGGCGAGAAGGCCGTGACCGGCTTCCAGATCGGCGTGCCTATCGTCCGCCCGCCTGACGAAACGTCGGCCAAAGCATATTTCTGGCTGACGATTACGTTGAATGTAGCGGAAAACCTGGAAAAGCCGTACGGTTAAAACGGTATTGCTTTCTCAGTTTGAGCGTCGTATCCATCCCTCTACTATTCAAGTCGGGCGCTAAAGCCCTTCGAACCAAAGGAGTCGAACATGGCTGTGTCCCAAGAACCGAACTATGTCCTCGGTCGCGGTAAAGTTTACTTTGCTGCCTTCACCGATGCGGTGAACAAAATTCCCGGCCCTGAGCGCTACATCGGCAACACGCCGGAGATGTCGCTGACCATCTCGCAAGACACCCTGGACCACTTCAATTCGGACGCGGGCATCAAAGAGAAGGACGAGTCGATCACCCTTCAAGTCAACCGCACCGGCCAAGTCACCTGCGATAATATCGACATCCGAAACCTCGCCATGTTCTTCTTCGGTTCGTTCGAAACCGTGTCGGACGCGGGCAGCGTTGAAGAAGAAGTCTTCACGGCTGGCGAACAAGGCCTCTACTACCAGCTCGGCATCAGCGATGCGCGTCCTGCGGGCGCGGTCAACATCCTGGGCGCCGACGCAGACTCAAACTCGGCGGCTGTCGGCGTTGTAGTCACGGCTGGCGACGAAACGTCTTCGAACTCCGGCGCCGGCGCGACCTTGGTTGCTGGCACTGACTACGAAATGGATTACGCGCTGGGCCGCCTCTACGTCCCAGCCGGTTCGGCAATCACCGAAGACTCGCTCTTCACCGTTGCCTACACCGTGAAGGCTTCGACCTTCGAGCGCGTGATCTCCGGTTCTTCGCCGGTCGCTGGCGCCCTCCGCTACATCGCGGACAACCCAGTCGGAAAGAACAGCAACATCTATCTGGCGTATGTGAAAATCTCGCCAAACGGTGACTACAACTTGAAGGGCGATGACTGGAACGTCATTCCGTTCAACCTTGAAGTCCTCAAATTGCCGACCCGTCCAGCCATCCTCGTGGACGGCCGCCCCGGCTAATAAACCCGTCCCTGGGTTGCAGCAAAACAGATCGGCCTCGGAGCAATCCGGGGCCGATTTGCTTTTCACCGGCGGCTGAGATATGGGAGTCGGGCTGCAACCCAGAAGGACACCCCATCATATGAAATTGACAGACCTCGGTTTCGAAACCAGCGAAGTGCTGGTTCGGAAAGCCCGCCCGGCCAAAGGCGAAACGCCTGCGACCGAAGCCAAGTTCGTAACGGTTCGGGGCCTTGGCTCCGAAGACATTATGCGCCTCGTACGCCTCCACGGCACCGTTCTGGCGGCAACCTTCGATGGCGTGATCTCCGGCAAGAAAGAGATCAATCTCGACAGCACGGCAGAGATCGTAGGCCTCGTGGCGGATCAAGCCCCGTCTATAATCGGCGACATCATCCAGCTCGCCGCCGACGCGGAAGACTCGCACGACGGCTATACCATGGCGAGCCGGCTACCCTTCCCCACTCAGCTTCGAATTATCGAAGAGGTCGCGAACTTGACGTTCGTTGACACAACGCCGGGGGAGTTCTTAGAGATGGTGCTGAAGATGACGAACGGGGCCAACGATCTCTACGAGAACCTCTTACGTTCGTCCGCTGGCTCACTGGCATCCGCGAAAGCGTAAGCCTGCTCAAAGCCTCCGGGTATCCAGAGGCTAACCGCTGGCCGCTGCACGCGATTTTGTCAGAGAAAAATATTGTGGTAAGGCGGTTGAACCAGACCCTCGTTACCGAAGCAATATTGATCCAGGCTGCAATCGCGTCAGCCGTCTCCGCAGACGGCGCGAAGCACTTCAAAGCTACGATCAAGTCGCTGCGAAAGGAATAAAGCCGTGGCTAAGCGTACAGTCGATCTTCTCATTAACGCCAAGGACTCTACGTCCCAGGTAGCGAAGAACGTCACGAGTGCGCTGAAACAAATGCGTGGGGAGCTTACCGGCTCCGCTGAAGCGGCGGCCGCCGCAGGCTCCCCACTCGACAGCCTCGTTCAAACCCTGAACCGGCTGAAGCAAACGCAATCTAACCTATCGTCATTCCGAAGCCTGGCGTCCGACATGGACCGGCTCTCGTCTGCCATCGGCCAGATGAAGGGCGAGCTGGCCGGATCGCAGCAAGCGTTCGGCACGGCAGCGCAGAAGGCCAACGCGGAAGCGAAGGCGCTGCAAGAGGTCAAGGACAAAGCCGACGCGGCTGCGAAGGCTCTGTCGAACGCGAAGACCAAACTACAAGAGCTGTCGAACGCGAAGCCCGCTGCGCAGAGCGCGGCCAATGTATCCACGCTGGCCGGAACCATCTCAGGTAAGACCAGCCTGGGCGATGCCGACGCGGCGAAGCTTTCGGCGATCAACGCTGCGATCAAAGAACAGCAAACGATCATCCGCTCTACGGAGCGCGACATCGCGGCATATGCGAAACAGATCAACACGACTACGGCCAACGTCGCGCGCGCTGACGCTGAAGTTGAAAAGTTCTCTGTCCAGATCAATAAGCAAGCGGCAGATATTCAAAAAGCTTCCGGCGCATTGTCAATCTTGAAGGCGGAAGCCAAGGACGTGGGAACGTCTCTAGGCGGTGTTGCTGCGACCGAAGCTGAGATCGCCGCTGAGAGCGCTCGCACGGCTACCGCGATCACGCAAGTAACGGCAGCACTGAAAGCACAGCGCGCGGCGCAGAGCGGCGCCGGCACCGGCATCGAAAAACAAACCCTCTCCGCGACGAACGCTTTGCGTCAACAAATCTCCGCAGTAGATGCGGCGAAAGCAGCGTGGAAGTCCGCAGAAGATGAAGCTGCTCGGCTCGCCACAGCAATCCGCGGTATCGCGAATCCGACCGAAGAATTGAAAGCGCAGACCGCCCTTGCAGTGGTGGCGGCACAGAATGCGAAGAAGTCCTACCAGGATCAAGTCGCGACTCTTGGCAACCTGCGTACCAGCATTCGTGCGAACATCGACGCGCGGAAAGAACAGATCGCGACTGACCAGCGTGCGGCTGCCGCCGCGCAAGCGCAGGCGCAAACCTCCGCACGTCTTGTAGAGCTTCAGGCTGCAGCCGCGATCCGGTCCAAAGCTGCGGTAGACGCTTACAACAAATCCCTTGTCGGTATGATCCGCAACTTCGTCGGATTGAAGTCGCCTGCGGAACAAGCGGCCGCCGCGATCAACAAAGCCACTACTGCGGCTATCGCGGGTCAGGGCAAAGGCATCTCGAAGGAAGCTCAGTTCCAGCGTACGCAAAACCTCGCGTTCCAATTGAACGACATCGCTACCCAGCTTGCGTCGGGCACGAGCTTGACTCGTACTCTGGGTCAGCAAGCCGGTCAGATCGCGCAGCTCTCGCCAACCTTCAACAAAGTGCTGGTCAGCTTGCTATCGATCCGGGGCCTTCTGATCGGCGGTGGCTTGGCGGCGCTGTTCGCCCCGCTGATTTCTGCCATGCTTCGTCTGAAGGACGCGGCGGATAACGCCAAGACCTTCGAGCTATCGCTTATCACGGCGGGTCGTCAGGCTGACGCTACCGGCCAACAGCTTGCCGGTATCGCGCAACGCCTGGACGATGTCGGCGGATCGATGAAGGACGCGGTTGCGTCTGAGAAAGAGTTCCTCTCGGCGGGGATCGCGGTCGATCACTTCGAACAGCTAGGCATCGCCGCACAGAACCTAGCTCGCGCCACGGGCATCGAAGTACCGGAAGCCGCCGCCAAGCTCGCCACGGCTCTCAGTGGAGGCGCTGCGGAGGTAACGGCACTAGACAAGCAACTGAACTTCCTGACCGCGTCAGAGCGTGCGCAGATCGCCGTGCTTGACGAGAACACGGATGCAACGACTCGTCTGAGCCGCGAAGCGGAAATCCGTAAGATTGCTGAAGCCGCCATACTCCGGCAGAATGACGAGATCGCTGCGAAGTCTCGCGGCCCTTGGGGTGATGCCCTCCGGTCGCTGACGGGCCTGTGGGCTGAGCTGACTCGTACAATCGCGGACACCGGCGCGCTGCAAGCCATCGGTGGTTTCTTCGACGAACTCGCGGGCAAGATCAAAAACAGCGCAGATCAAATGCGGCTGTTCATTGCCACGCTACGCAACGGGGGCAACCAAGCTAAAGCGCTGGCCGAAATCCAAGGACAGGATAAAGCGCGCGCCGGTGGCGATCCTCTCGACGCTAACTCGCCGGCTGGCATCCGCGCCGCCGAAGAGAAGGCTAAGAAGGAACGACTTTTCGCGCGCGAAGTGGAGCGCTCTAATAAAGCGCGTCAGTTCGAAATTGAAATATCGAAGAAGTCAAAGGCGGATCAAGCGGGCCTGCGAGCCGGTATGGACCTCGTCAACAAAGCGCGCGCCGAAGGCGTGGTTCTCTCGCTTGACCAGATCAACAAAACCATCGCACTAGCCAAGGCTGAAGAGCTGGCGAAACAAGGCAGCCGCGACCGCATATCTGACGGTAAGAAAGCAGAGAACGCGCAGCGCACGTTCAACGCTGAACTTCAGAAGACCATCGATCTTCGGTTCAAGGAAGCGGCGCTAGTCGGCAAGCCGGAACGCGAGAAGGCGGTGCAAGGCGCTGTCGATCAAGCGACCGAACGCGCGCAGCAAAAAGGCTTGCAGCTTTCGAAGGCGCAAGAGGAAGCCGTGCGTAAGTCCGCTGAGACTCTCTTCGACGCGAACGAAGCGGAGTCATTCCGCAACACGATCCTTCAGCAACAGATCGAGCTTCGCCGTCTGCAACGGCAAGAGACGACCGTTGACGACCAAATCCACAACGAAGCATTGCTGGCGAACATCGACCGGACCACGAAAGCGGGCAAGGCGTGGGAGGAAGCACGTCGTCCAGTTATCCAGATGAACAACGATCTGGATGCGTTGAACAAGAAACAGGATGAACTCGCCGCCACCATCGCTAAAATCCGCGACGGAGAACGCGACATCAAAACGGCTCGGCAAGACGGCGAGACGCAGAAGCAACTTGCAGAGCGCCGTGCAGCGCTTGACGCAGAGTCTATCAAGGCGAAACAGCTTCAAGCGGAAATCATCACTGCCGGCGAAACGCTTGGACCCGCGTTCCAAGATGTCGTGGATAAGGCAAAAGCTGCGAACGTCGAAATCCGAATCATGCGGGATGAAGTCCTTTCAACGGCCCAAGCAAACAACATGCTGGCTGAAGGATTGACGGGCGCTACGCTAGGCGCGGCGGACGCTATCGGCGCCGCAATCGAAGGCACGAAATCATGGGGCGAAGCGCTCGGAGATGTAGGCACCGCGTTCCAACAGTTCGCGGCTGACTTCCTGCGTCAGATCGCGCAGATGATTATCCAAGCGTTGATCCTTCGCGCGATCCAATCGAGTGGCGCTGGCGGCTTCATCAGCGGAATCGCGAACGGCCTGGGCATCGGCGGCAAGCACAATGGCGGCATCCTCGGACGCACGACCGATCAGCGCGTGCATGGTGTTAACCCTGCGGTCTTCGCCAATGCTGCGCGCTTCCACGGCGGCGGCATGGTGGGCGGGCTTAAGCCAAATGAAGTGCCGATCATCGCTCAAAAGGGCGAAGAAGTCTTGACAGCCGACAATCCACGCCACGCCGCCAACGGCGGCGGTGCAAAGGGCGATGTTAAGATCGTCAACGCTATTGACAGCGGCAGCTTCGTATCGGCAGGACTTTCAACGAAGACCGGCCAAGCTGCGATTATGAACTTCATCACGGCTAACCGGCAACAGATCAACGGAGCGCTTCAGTAATGGCATATCAAACCGGCACCGCGACTGACGCGGCAGACCTCTATCAAAAGCTGATCGACTTCCTGACGACAGACGCAGAGCTGGTGGGCTTGAGTCAGAACTGGGCTATTGATTGGGAAGCTCCATCGTCAGGGTCTAACATGACGGACATTGTCCTGCGCGGCCCCGGCCTCGCGGCGGACGCGGACATCTATGTCGGCCTGCGGCTCGAAGTGGACTCGCTGAACGACGCGGCCCAAATCTTCCTGTACGGCATGACAGGTACGGTCGGCGCAGCGGATGATGTGGACGAGCACGTAAATGTTCAGACGCATCCAGTGCGCTCCCTAATCAAAGACAGCGCTATGGATTACTGGTTCGTAGCCAGCGGCCGCCGCTTCTGTTGCGTGTTCCAGGTGGGCACCGTTTATTCGTGCTGCTACGGCGGCTTCTTTCTGCCTTATGGAACTCCGACTCAATACCCATATCCAATGTTCATCGGCGGCGATGCTGGTTACGGCGGAAACTTGCAAGCGGCTGACTGGCGCAGCACGGCAGACGATCACGCGGCCTATCCGTATGCCCATCACCAGAGCGGCGGCGGATCGAGCTACGCAGAACCTTCAGCGTGGATGCTCTCACCTTCCGGTGGATGGCTTCGCGTTTCCGGCGACCACCTAGAGTCGGGCGCGTACTTGGCCCCTAAACTTTTCGGAGTGGGGAACGGCATTGGCGCAGATATAATTTCAGGGAACTCTCCCGGCGGCCAAACGAACGGCCATCCAGGATACGATGAAATCCGTGAACGGATGATCCCGGCACTCGGCGGAAACTTCTGTCTCACTCCGATTACACTGGTCGCGGCGAACCCAAGCGACCAGACATATGGATTGCTGGACGGCATCTATCATGTGCCGGGCCGGGGCAACTCTATCGAAAATGAAATCGATGTGGATGGAACGATCCACCTTACTGTGATCGATACATTCCGCACCGCTATCGGGAGCTACTGGGCGATGGCCCTGAAGCCGAACGACTCTAACTCCACCTTCGCAGAGGACTCGAACAGCTAATGTACGAAGCTCACAACATCACTGACATGACGGACATCCCGCCGCTGTTCGGAACCTTCGCATCTGCGGTCGGCTGGTCTACGGACTTGACCGATGTAAATGCGCCGAAGTTCTGGCATCCGACAGCGCCGTCTCCGCTCCATTTCGTTCTCACGCCACCAAGCAACCAAGCGCTTCGGGTAGCGCTGGACTCGGCGTTCTGGACGGAAGACAGCAACAGCGAAATCGGCGGTGCGGAACTCCCCTATGCGGAGTCCTTCTCGCCGCTTCGCGGAGCATCGCCCGGCGCGTATCTCGATCCAACCGTGGTCTACTTCATAGGCTCCCTTCTGCCGGAGCCGTATCTGCATGTGGTGGTGCAGTATGGAACGAACCTGTTCCGGCATATGTATGTCGGACACATGGAGAAGATCGGTGACTACACCGGCGGCGAAGTCTGGTGCGGAACGGAAGGCCCGGCACAATCGAACCAAGCGGACATAGACTACCGCAACGCCGATCACATGAAGTATCTTTTCAGCTACAACACACGTCGGAAAATCGCGGGACAGAACGGAGCGATCCACGTTGAACACGCGGACGAACCACATCGCCTGCGCACGTTCGACGGAGGCTCGTTCTCCAACACGCCCATAACGGTTATGGACGGGACAGAAGTGCTCGGCGGATTCAATGACGACATCAACGATGGATACGTCGCACGCGGTCGTTCGCCCTTCGCCGGTCAGACGGTGCTCGGCCCGATCAACCTATACTATTCGAAGCCGGTGATCGGAGACACCAGCTTCATTCCTATCGGCCGCCCCGCTGGCATTCGTCACGTCAACGTCCAGGACATCGAACCCGGCGCAGAAGTGGTAGTCGGCGGCGAGCTGTGGCGCGTCTTCCCTTCGCACGCCCGAAGCTCTTCAAAGCTGATGCCTAAGTTCCCTCCGAAAGGTGACTTCACTACGGACCCTCGCGAAAGCGAAACGTCCTATTGGTTTGGCTATGCGATCAACGTGGGCGAAGAGGACTCTAACAGCTAATGTCTGGCTACGGTGTCATCCTGAACGGCATGGAATGCTTCACGACGCCGGGGGAGCATAACCCCGGCGGCGTGATTCCTATTGCGACCTGGGAAGTTACCGAAGGGCCAGCTCTGGTCCACGGTAACGAAGCCGACATTCACGCGCACATGACGAACCAACGGTACGTGCAAGGCTCGCGCATCCAGACCTTCTTCGAAGATTTCTATTTCCGAATCTATCTGATTCCGCCGAACCTGGAATTCGGTACGATCACTGCGGACAAAACTATCACGATGACGATCTGGAATTCGTACCTAACGCCGGTACAGTTCACGTCGTCGACTCCGATCTTCGGAGATAGTGTCCACCAGGGCGGACCCGCGCTTCCGTTTAACTTCGGCGCTTTGCAGCAAGTCGGTTTCCCGTTCACCGCCGACAAAGAAGGCGAGACGATTCTTTCGGACGGCTTCACGTTCGTATTCGACAACGGCGACATTAAATTCGTTCAGGTGTCTGGCTTCCGCCAGCCGCCGCCAGCCGATCTTATCTTCCCGTTCCCGCCAAACTGGGCGAGCGGATTCGAGATCGGCTACGAGTTCAAGACCGCGATCATAGAAAGCGAGCACGGCGACGAACAACGCCGCCAGCTTCGGCAGACGCCGCGCAAGAACTATGGATACACCGTGCATCTGCAAAACAATGCACACCGGCTGCAATACAACTCGCTTATGAAGAAGAACCAATCGCAGCGCTTCTACATCCCAGAGCTGCCGCGCTGGACGACGCTCGCCGGCCCGCTGAACGAGACAGAGCTGGTGGTGCAATTGTCGTCCGTCCCTTACTGGGTTACGCCAGACGCCTACGTGATGTTGAACTACAACGGTCGTTACGCCATGCGCCGCGTGGACTTCCTTGGTTCTGACTCAAACAGCGAGACGGACATCGTTACCTTCGTGGACGCGGACGACTTTGTTTGGCCCGCCGGCACGAAGGTTCACCCTGCAATCGTTTGCTGGGTCGGCGACGAAGTCACTGCGCAGCGAGTAACAAACTGGGTCCACACCGTATCGATGCGTTTCGACTCTGTGCCCGGCGAAGAAGTCGCGCCGCCGATTGTCCCGGCCCCTCTTACGTTCGATGGCCGCGAGCTGTGGGACCGAAAACCTAACTGGGCTGAGCCTATGGACGCGACGAAGGTGTGGATCACGCAGAAGCAAGACTATGAAGTCGGGCGTGCCCTGCGTCACGTCAACATCAATTTCGGCAAGGACCGTTTCGTCTTCAACTATGTCGGACGCACAGTCGCGGATGCCGATCTTTTGAAACAGTTCTTCCATCGTAACGCGGGCCGCTGCCGCGAATTCTATATGTCTACATGGCAGCCTGACATCTTCCCACAGTTCGGATGGACCGCTGACGAGAACCTTATCCAGATCGAGGGCGGCGACTTCGCGGCTACCTATGGCGAAGACCGGACGCGCTCCGCGATCAGCGTTCTTCTGGATGACGGCACGACTCATATGTGCGTGATCGACCGCATATTCGCGGACCTCGACTCCAACGGCGTTGCTACGTCTTTCATTCAGTTCCTTGAGCCTCTCGGCTTCGATGTCCTGGACCTTATGGATGTGGATAAAATCTCTTGGGTTAGCCTGTGGCGCATGTCATCTGACGAGATGCTAGAGACGTGGCTGACCGACTCTGTTTGCAACGTCAGCTTCACGTTCGAAGAGCTGCCGCGCAATCGCCCTGACATCGACGACAGCAATAGCGGAAGCACGACATGAGCTTTGCACCACGAGAAGAATCCCGCGAGCACGGCGAACCGATTAATGTGATGCTGTTTCGATACGGCGCCGCAGAGATCGCGACGTATGCATACACGGACAAAGAACAATCGTTTTTGTTCCGCATTCCCGGAACGGAAACGGACATCACTGCGCAGCCGATCCCACTGAGCATCGCCGCCGTTACTGCGAGCGGAACGCTGGATCGTAAAACGCTGAAAGTTTTGCTGCCGCAACAGACGGACATCGCGCAACAGTTCGCATCGTACCCGCCATCTTACACGATCACGATGGTAATGTATCAAGGCCACTTGACCGACGATGACTCTCCGATAGAGTTCCTTGCGACGTGGGCCGGTCGGGTTCTGAACGGACGACGGACGGACGATAATGAATGTGAGTTGTCATGCGAGCCAGTCGCGACCTCCCTTCGGCGGGCCGGCCTACGTCGAAAATTTCAATTCATGTGCCCGCATGTTCTCTACGGGCCGAAGTGTAAAGCGAACCGGCCAGCCGCGACGATCTCCGTCACGCCAGCGCTTGTCGGCGGAAACTATATTCATCTGACGCCGGGCTGGAACGGTGCGTTCCCCCTGAATAAATTCCAAGGCGGAGTCATAGAATGGACTGTGCCGATTGGCTTGGAAATCCGCGCCGTCCTGGACATCGAACCGAACGTCGGCGGCGTTGACATTCTACACATGGCGGGATCGACGAAAGACCTTGAAGGCCAGGCTGTTCGGATTTCGCTCGGCTGCAATCACGCCTACAGTTTGACTCTGAGCGAAGTCGATTGCATTCAACTCCACAATAACATCGCGAACTTCGGCGGCGACCCGTTCATTCCAACGGACAATCCAGTCGGCACGTTCGTCAATGTCTTCTATTGAGGCTTAGCAGATGGTTTGGAATTTCGTCGTCCAGCTTATTATCGCCATCGCTCTCGCGGTAATATCCTATCTCATTACGCCCAAGCCAAAGGGTCCGCAGTCTGCCGCGTCGAAAGACTTAGAGTCACCGACAGCGGAAGCCGACAAGCCAATCCCTAAGTTCTGGGGCACGATGATTATCAAAGGGCCGAACCTTCTATGGTACGGAGAGAAGTCTATGCGTGAATACGAGATCAAGACAGGCGGTGGAGGCGGCAAGTAATGGACGATCTCCGTGTCACGATTGCGGATGTCAGAAAGCTCGGGTACTGCGTGTCCGGGCAGCGGCGTTTCGCGGAACAGCACGGGATCGATTTCAAGGACTTCATCCGCAACGGAATACCCGCGAGCACTTTGCTTGCGACTGACGATGACATGGCGCGAAGAGCCGTAATGGAAGCGCGCCGGAGGACTCAAGATGGGCGGTAAAAGCGGCGGCGGTAAAGCCAAAGTCACAGAGTACAAAATGTCCACGCACTATGGCATCTGCCATGGCGGCGAGAACGTATCTCTGCGCGCCCTGTACTTCGGCGAGAAGCTGGCGTGGGAAGGCAACCTCACAGCCCCCGGAGTAGCGAGCGTCAACGCACCAGACCTTTTCGGTGGCCCGCAGAAAGAGGGCGGTGTCGCCGGCGATGTCTACTGGCTGCCGGGCCGCGACGATCAGCTTATGCCCGAAGAGCTGGCCGGGAAGTTCGGGGTCACTCAGGCGAATTGCCCCGGCTTCCGTGGCATCGCTTCTGTGTTTATGACGGGCGTTGCGGCCGCCGGTGGTTTCCTATGGTCGCACAACTCGCCTTACCTGAAGACGTGCTGGATGAAGCTGACCAGCCAGCCTCTCGACATCGGACTCCTGAACGCGAATGCGATGATCGGTGATGACGCGAACCCCGCGCACATCATCTTTGACTGCTTGACCGACGACGATTGCATGGGCGCTCCGGTCGGGATGATGGACGTGCAATCGTTCAAGGATTGTGCGGCGACTCTCTACAGCGAAGGCTTCGGCCTATCGATGGGCTGGTTCGCAGAGGCGACGATTGAATCCTACATCTCGGAAGTCCTGGATCACATCCAAGGCACCGTCTTCGTAAATCCGTTGACCGGCCTCTTCACGATGAAGCTGTTGCGGAACGATTACGTGTTCGCCGATCTGCCTGTCTTCGACGAGTCGAACTGTAAGGTCGTGGACTACCAGCGGAAAGTCTGGGGCGAAACCGTCAACCAGATTTCAGTCACATACACGAACCCGGAGAACGAAGAGAAGATCGCCATCACGTATCAAGAGCTGGGCAACGTCATCGCTCAGGGCGCGACCGTGGGCGACAGCCGCGACTACTACGGTGTGCGCAATGGCGCGCTCGCTGCGAAGCTTGCCGTCCGCGACTGCCGCGCGTCCTCGGCGCCGCTGGCGTCCTGCACCATCCTCGCGGATCGTTCCGCTTGGCGTCTGGTCCCAGGCTCCGTGCTTCGGCTATCCAACACGAAGAACAACATCGTCGATCAAGTCATGCGAATCGGCACCATCGATTACGGCACGACCTCTGACCCGACGATTAAAATCTCGGTCATCGAAGACATCTTCTCGCTCCGTGTCCAAGGCGTAGAAACGCCGCCGTCCTCGCTGTGGAACGACGGTCGCGAAACGCCATCGCCGCGCCTGGATTTTCTCGGCTTCACGCTACCTTCGTTCTTCATCAAACTGTTCGCGAACAAGATGCCGGTCGAACCCGAAGTCGCGGTCGGCATGGTGGCGACACAGAATGGTAGCGATACCTTCACCTATGATCTGCAAACCGAAGTCACCACTATCGGCGGCGGCCTGACTTACCAATCTCTAGGCACGCGGTCGCTGAACAAGCGCGCAACGCTGACAGAAGATTTGCCGGCTGAGCTGACCAGTGCAATGTCTTTCTCGTCCTCCCTTCTCGGCGTGGGTCCTCAGATCGAAGCCTTCGTGTATTTCCAAGGTACGGACGAAGAGGACTGCGAGATAGGCTTCATCACGGATCGCGACAGCAACGGCGATTGGATCGTCTCTCGCGGCATGCTTGACACGGTGCCACGCGCTTGGCCTACGGGAACCCATGTCTGGTTTATCGTCGAAGACTCGCCGGTCGGAGATCAGACCAGCCGCGTGCCCGGCGAAACCGTGAACTACAAGCTTCTGATGAAGACCTCTAAAGGCGTCCTATTGTTGGCTGACGCGCCCGTGGATACGGTCACGACCTCTGCCCGGTCACACCTTCCCCTACGGCCGGCGAACGTCAAGGTGAACGGCCAGGGCTTCGGCGAGTACGATGCCCGCGATGACAGCAACAGCGCGGCGTCTCTTGTCGTTACCTGGGCGAACCGGAACCGGCTGAACGAAGAGGTCGCGGTGTTCTACTGGGATGGCGCAACGATGACGCCGGAAGTCGGTCAGACCACGACGATTAAAATCCTTGCAGCCGATCAGACGACCGTGCTGGCTACGCACGACGGCATCTCCGGCACTACCTATACCCTCGATCCCGGAGACTTCGGCGGCGAGGCTCTAATCTACGTGCAGGCCACGTCCAAATTAGACGGACTGGAAAGCTTGCAGGGTTTCATGCTACCTGTCCGACTTCAAACCGGCGGCTGGGGCTTTGACTGGGACTTCAACTGGGGCACCTAAGCCCATCGGAGAATTGATATGACTGGACGTAACCTTCCTGGACTCGGCCTTGTGGCTGGATACTCCCCCGGCGAGAACGGCTGGGGTACGGCTATGACGAACAACCTCCGCATGCTGTCTGCGATTGTGCAGGGTAAAGTGCTGAGCCGCATCGCCGACCTTCCTGGCTCTCCGACCGATGGCGACATCTACATGCTGAGCGGGACGGACGACTCCAACTCTGAAGGTTTGACCGGCGACATCGCGCTCCGTGATAACGGCGCGTGGGTATACCTCACTCCGGCTGAAGGCTGGGAGATGTGGGTCGAAGACGAGGAAAAGAAATATCGCTTCCTCTCCGGCGCCTGGACGGAAATCGCCAGCGGCACCAGCCAGCCAATCGACATCGGCATCTTCATTGCCGGCGTGATGACGGCGAACGAGCGTGTCGCGACTTACGTGGCGACTCGTGCATTCGATTTCGCTGACAACTTCTCAGGCTCCCAGGCGTACGCGCAGACCGGAGACTCGGCAGTCACGATAGCGCTCACTGTGATGAAGAACGGCGTTGCCTTCGGCCACGTCACTTTCCTCGAAGACAGCAACAGCGCCGCCCTCCACGTAGGCACGTTCCTCGCGGACGACAGCAACAGCGCGCCGATGTCTTTCGTCGCAGGCGACCGCCTAGAACTCTTCGCACCGGCCACTCCCGGCCTGTGGGCTGACATCTCCATCACTTTCGCAGGGACGCGAGCATGACCGACCAACCTAAGAGACTAGTCCGTTGGCGTCCTGACACATGCGAATGCGTTGTCATCACAGATTGGGATACCAAACATTCCTTCGAAGACATCTGTGAGCTTCACGATCATTATCCGAACGACACGCTGCGCTTCGCCGCAGTGAGGGAGCACAATCGTAATGGCACTCCAACCCGGTAGTTCCCTTCTCATAGCTCCGATCAATGCGGGATCGACGTTCGCTACGAATAACACCAGCGGCGATTTCTGGCCGCTCATAAATTGCGACATCCACACGACCAACACCAGCGAAGCCCTGGCGCAGGTAAAGTTCCGTGGCGCGTCAACGCTGTCTAAGCTTGGCGTCAATGTCATATCGAACGCGCGCGCCGGCAGCTCTGTTTTCAAAATCCGAAAGAACGGTGCGGACGGAAACCTGACTGTAACGGTAGGCGCTGGCGCAACGGGATACTTTGAGGACGCATCGAACACCGACAGCATCGCGGACGGCGATCTCGTCTGCGCATCTTGGACGCTGGCTGGCGGCAACGGAGCATCGCTAGTCATCTCCGGTATCGTGTGCCAACAGACGATGGCTTCTGGTAATGCTGTTCAATACCTCGGTCTGGTCAGCACAGGGAACTTCCTCTACAGCGGCACAGGAACCACGGCGACCTACCTGCCTGTGTGCGGCGACTCTCAGTTTAATTCCTCAACCTCTCTAGCCGATGAATACCAGCCGCAAGTCCCGTGCGCCGGTACGTTCTCTTCGCTGCAAGTTTACGTCACCACGAACGGACGCGGAACCGACTCTCACGTATATTTGAACGTGAACGGATCGGACACTGCGCTGGATATTACGATTGGTGCGGGAGCTACCGGCCTCTTCGAAGACACCACGAACAGCGCAACCATCGCGCAGGACGACGAAGTCGGATACAAGGTCGCCCCCGGCTCCGGCGCGGGCACGCTTACGATCCGCCGCTTCAACGTGCGCTTCCAGGGCACCGCAGACGAAAGCCCCCTTATGGCGGGCGGCACAGCTAACGCGGCAAGCGGCACTCAGTACGGTACGTTCGGCAGCGGATCAGCCGCCAACGTACTGAATTCTTCTGAGACAGGGACCGGACTCCGTGTGCCTTTCGACTGTTTCGCGAAAGACCTATACTTCTACCAGAGTAGCGCTTCTTCGACAGGCACGATAACTCTGCGAGTCAACGGAGCGGATAGCTCGCTTACGAAGAATTGGACCGGATTGCCGAAACACGTAAACGAACACGCGATCTACACGCCAATAGTCGCGACCGACTTCATCAACATGAAAGTCGTTTTCGGCGCGACCGCGAACGCCCGTCACTTCGGCGTCGTGCTTTCGAACGTCGATCTCGATCCGTCATTTGATTCGAACTCCAACTCTGGCGGCTTTGATTCGAACAGCAACAGCGGCGGCTTCGACAGCAACTCCAACTCTGGCGGCTTTGATTCGAACAGCAACAGCAATGGACTTAATTCGAACAGCGCTTCGAACGACTTCCCTGTGTTCTCGATCCAACAAACAAAGAAGGGGTCGGGTTCTTTCAATGACGCGATAGTTACACTCGACACCGCGCCTGTCGCCGGGAACTTATTGATAGCGTTCTTCAGCACGTTCGTAGGCGATCCACTGAACACAAGCGCGTGGACGGCGATAGATAACTACACGGCCACGGAGCCGCAATTCAAAGCGGCGTACCGCTGGGTTCAGCCGGGCGACACGGCGGCGCTCCCAGAACTGACAACGGGCAACGGCGGCTTCTGGCGTGCGTTCGTAATCGAATTCGAGAACACGCTGGTCGGAGACGCAGACTCCAATAGCATCGGTGACATCATCGCTGCGCACTCGCTTCGTCGCGATGCAACGGGAGCGGGCGCCGTAGATGTCACAGACGCGGACCCGATCCTGACGACGGAAACCAATCAGCTTGTGCTCGGCTTCTTCTTTGACGGTAACTCCGCAACTGTCCCGACCGCAACCTCCGGCTGGACGACGTTGATCCGAGAAGGCAACGCAGGCGATGTCGCGGGATACATGGCGATCTATGTGGCCTATAAATATGTTTCCGATGCTGGCGACGATCCGGCGTGGGAAGTCGCCACGACACACGGCGGCGGTGTTCAGTCTTGCGCAATCGGGAACGTCGTCTTCTACTCAGGGGAAGGCGGCGGGACACCAGCGGTAGGCGCTCGGCGAGGCATCATAATCGTCCTGTGAGTTATAAGAAGTTTACCCTAGTTTAGCCTAAACGAGATATACATGAGACGGGTCCCAGAGAACCACAACCCACACAAGCCACGCGGCATCGTGCCTTGGGACGTTCCGCGAATATTCGAAGGCAAGGCCGTCTGCATTATCGGCGGCGGACCATCGCTGATGAAGTTCGACATCGGCGTCACGAAAGGCCAGGCCTGCATCGCTGTGAACAACAGCTATAAGATCGCACCTTGGTCCCAAGTCCTGCACTTCGCCGATGCGGCATGGTGGCAATGGAACGGAAAGGATGTCCTCGAAAAATTCGAGGGGATCATCTGCACCGCGACCTCCGATGTCGCCAGCGTCCATCACCCTCGGATCAAACGGATGTGGCGGGACCGGAACAAGTTCACGACCGACCGGCAGAAGCTCCACGGCTGGGATAGCGGGACCCAGGCCATCAACCTCGCCTATCACATGGGCGCCGCGAAGATCATCCTCTTCGGGATCGACATGCAACCGGCCAAAGATGGCCGAACTCAGTGGCATAACGATCATAAGAGGCCAACTTTGACCGCAAACTATGAGAATAGGTTCCTTCCGTCGCTCAGGAAGGCCATCATAGAGCTTGACCGGCTCGGGGTCCCGGTAGTCCGGGCGACCTCGCCGGGCGTCTCCATGGCCCCTCTAATCGATTTGCCGGAGGCTTTCCAAGTCTAAGCGCCGGTGCTACAGGGGTCATTCACCATTCGGAGGCCCCCAAAAATGATAACTATCCTGGTTTCGCATAAAAACGGCCACAAGGATGGCATGCTTATAGGCGATCCAGAATTCGTTTATGACGGCGAGGCCTTCATATCAGACTCCAACTCGTCCACCAGTGAAGATGGCTGGGCGCCGGAGCCGAACATCACATCGAACATCGGCGGCATGACCGACCGTCTGTGCATCCTGATTACGGATGAAGACGTTCAGATCGGCTTCACTAAAACCAAGAACGGCCGCCCTGACGAGAACACGGCTGTTCCTGTGCGGACTCGCGGCCTACCGCAAGTCGCGTACAACTGTTTCCTTCCAGGCGGTAAGGTCCGAATCTTTGTACGAAAGTTGTAATCATGGGACGGGCATTCGAACTCGGCGGCGGGAGCGGCAAAGGCGGCTGGCGGGAAGTGCCGGATGCGGCTGCTCGCGATGCGATCCCACAGAACCAACGATCATCGGGAATGGTGGTAGTCACGCAAGACGACGATATTGCGTGGCAGCTCGCCGACGATCTTACGTCCTGGGTCCCGCTCTCTTTCGGCGGCGGCGCGGGCGATCTGAACTGGACTGGCGAATGGTCCTCCATGGTTTCGTACTCAGCCGGCGACGGTGTGCGTTATGGATCAGACTCCTACATTTCGCTTACGTCCGCAAATTTAGGAAACAACCCATCCACGAGTCCAAGCGATTGGTCCCTCTTCGCTATGGGCGGATCAAGTGATGCGTATGCCGTCTCGTACACGACCGCCCTCTACCCATCGATCGATAACGTCGGCGAAGCGCTGGACCGCATCTTCTATGTCGCGGTAGGCGTCACGTTCTTCAGCGGCGGCAGCGTTCACGAGATCGGCGAAAGCGTTGCGTCGGTCGCCTTGACCTGGGGCTACAACAAAGACGTAACCAGCCAATCGATCAGCAACGGCATCGGCTCTCTCGATCCAGAGGACCGCGCAGTCACCGCGTTCGGCCCGTTCACGACGAACCAGACGTGGGCGTTGACCGCGAGCGACGGCACGACCAACACCGGAGCCAGCACGTCTCTCAGCTTCGCGCGCAAACGGTATTGGGGAGCGTCTGCAAACGAGTCTCTTACCGCGTCTCAAATCCGTGCGTTGAACCAAGAGTTCGCATCGAACAACGATAAAGCCGTGACCTATGATTGCTCCGGCGGCAAGTATCCGTTCTTCTGCTATCCAACTTCTTTCGGCGTTCTGTCTGCCGTGACGGTCGGGGGCCTGGCGTTCTCGGATTTCTCTCAGAACGTGATCTCTTTCCAGAACGCAAGCGGTCACACTGAAAACTATTACGTCACGCGGTTTAACGGAATTCAGACGGGGGCCGCGATTGCGGTTGTGTGGTCCTAATGGCAGTCATCCTCGGTACTAACATCGCAGCGCCGGTCGTTCCGTTCACCACGAGCGACGACTACGCCACGCACTTCGCTGAATACGGCAAGGGCGGTTGGCGCGAAGTTGCATCCGGCGCGGTGCGTGACGCGATCCCTGTGAAGCGCCGAAGCGCGGGCATGATCGTCGTGACGCAAGACGACGGACTGATCTGGATTCTCGGCAGCGATCTGACTACGTGGTCCGCGTTCAGCACGGGCGGCGGAGGCGGCGGCACGACTATCGTGTGGACCGGAACGTGGTCGGGCGCGGTGAACTATGCGGAGAACGACGCGGTTCGCTTCGACAAAGACGCATACATTTCTTTGAGCGATGATAACCTGGGCAATCAGCCAGACGAGAACCCTTCCGACTGGTCGCTGTTCGCGGTCGGCGGCGAGAAGGGCGATCAAGGAGACCCAGGCATGGTCTGGCAAGGACCGTGGGAAGATGACCGCGAGTATCGCGAAACCGACGTGGTGGGCTACCTCGGTCGCTCGTGGATTTGTATCTTCACTAACACGAATGAGCCGCCGAACGAGTATATCGAACACTGGAACCTAGTCGCAGAGAAAGGCGACACCGGCGACATCGGTTTGGTCTGGAAAGGCGAGTGGGAAGACGACGTTGTTTATGCGATCAACGAAGGAGTCTACCTCGCATCGACCGGCAGCTCTTACATCTGCATCACCGAAAACATCAACAGCCAGCCAGACGAAAACCCGTTTGACTGGTCGCTGATGTCTGCCGGCCCCGTAGGTCCAGAAGGACCGGCCGGCCCTGAAGGTGATCCAGGACCGACCGGCCCTCGCGGATTGAACTGGATAGGCAACTGGGACAGCGGAACAAGTTACGAAGTCGATGATGGAGTCGCGTATCAAGGCGGGTCCTACATAGCAGTCGCGGACAACATCAACCAAGCCCCAGGAACGCCGGGTATCTGGAATGCGCTTGCCAACAAAGGCGACACCGGCGCGACCGGAGCCAAAGGCGATGACGGCGACCCTGGACCGCAAGGCGATCCGGGCGCGGACTCAACTGTGCCTGGACCTGACGGACCTCCCGGCCCGCAGGGCGACCCCGGACTGATCGGCGTCTGGAAAGGTGCATGGACCAGCGGCGGAACTTTCGACGCGGAAACCTTCGACGAACTTGACGTGATCTTCTGGACGCCAAGCGGTTCGTCTTACATCTCGAAGCAAAACGCGAACTCAGGCCGCGATCCTTCGATTGAAACCGCATGGTGGGAACTCGTAGCCAAACGCGGCGACCAGGGCATCCAGGGTATCCAGGGCGAGGACGGAATCCAAGGCCCGCCCGGCGCAGGCATGGTATGGCAAGGCGAATGGTCAGGCGGCCCCGCTTACACGGTGGACGCAGACAACGCGGATGTCGTGTCGCGCAGCGGCAGCACGTACATTGCGATCCTGAACAGCACGAACAAAGACCCGCTGACGGAGCCAACGTACTGGGAGCTTGTCGCAGCTAAAGGCGCGACCGGGGCTGCGGGCGTGGATGGCGACGATGGCGTGGACGGTACTGACGGCGCGACGGGTCCTGAAGGCCCTCCAGGCATGGTCTGGCGCGGTCCCTGGTCATCCGCGACCGCTTATGTCATTAAGGACGCCGTTTCGCACAGCGGCTCGTCCTGGATCGCGATTGCAGACGGCACAAACCACTCCCCGCCGACCTCCGGCTCTTTCTGGCAACTACTCGCTCAGAAGGGTGACTCTGGCGGCGGGGGTGGAGGCACTAACATGGCGCAGGTTATGATCCGCGTGAGCTTGGGGTTCTGATATGATTCTTGACACGACTGACAAATCCCTACGCGCCGTTATGGGCGCCGATCATACCACCACTGCGCCGGTCTTCTCGGTCAGCTATGTGGCTATCGATGTCGGAAGCGACGGCTTCGCTCCGCTCGAAGTAAACGGCGAGTTCACGGGTGACGCCACCATCGAACTCGTCCCGGTGCCGGGCGGCGGGACTACGCAGAACCAGATCAAGTTCCTGAACATCTTCAACGCGGACTCTGTCCAGCAAACCTTCCAGGTTTATATCCTTGACGGCGCCAACGTGCGCGTTCTTTTCCGTGGTGCAATCGCGGCCGGCAAATCCTTGTGGTGGACGCCGGAGAGCGGATGGGTTCCGGGTGGCGTTGCGGGTCCGCAAGGCGACACCGGCCTGACCGGCGACACCGGACCTGTGGGCATGCTGTGGCGCGGCGCTTGGAACTCCGGCACCGCGTACGCGCTTCGTGACGGCGTGCTCTACAACGGCAACGCTTACATCTCGATCCAGGCTGGCACGAACAAAGTTCCGAACGCGGAGCCAACCTACTGGTCGCTGATGGCTGAAAAAGGAACGAACGGAAGCAACGGCTCCGATGGAGCTGACGGTTCAGACGGCCTAGACTTCGGCTTTAACTACCTGTGGAACACGACCACGACTCCAGGGAATCCGGGCACAGGAAAAGTTGCGGCGGACAACGGCACGTTCGCGTCCATCACGCAAATATCTTTCAACGAAACCGACAACGATGGACGCTCGCTCGCGGGCTTCATCAATGCATGGGACGACAGCACGAACACGAACAAAGGAATAATCTTCATTCTCGATCCGGCGAACCCCGCCAACTATATCATAGCACGGCACACGACGATGACGGACAGCGGATCGTATGACGTGTTCAACGTGGCCGTTCTAGCCAGCGGCGGCGCACTATCGAACAACCTCCCTGTGAAAATAACCTGGGTCCCTTACGGAGACAAAGGAACGAACGGAGTCGACGGCGACGATGGCGTGGGCGTTCCGGCGGCGGGAACGACCGGCCAGCTTCTCGCCAAAAACAGCGGGACAGACTATGATACAGAGTGGGTCGATCCGCCCACTGGCGGCGGCGGTGGCGAGTACGCTACCGGCTCCGTTTATCTGTCGGCGAACGACATCTCGGTCCCTTCGGCGACACCTACTGTTATGATCTATGACGCCGAAGAGTGGGATAGCGCCAGCATCTACAACACCAGCGACGGCAAGATTTCACCGGGCATCGATTGCTATGTGGACATCACAGCCCTCGTGTGGATGTCAACCAGCGCGAATAACTTCTTCACGGTGTTCGAAATATACGTGAACAACGTGCTGCGGAAGGCTATCGCCGAACCGATCCCTGAAGCATCGGCCGCCGCCAACACGGTGTTCGCCTTCAACTGTTCGGGACGTGTCAAGATCGACGCCGGCGATTACGTTACGGTGAAGTTCCAGCAACACTCTGGCGGATCAAAGAATATGACAAAGGGCATTCAAAAGAACTGGATGCAATTCATCGTCACCGCCCGGTAGGGCAATCTAGGTTTGCAAATCCTATTCGGCGAGTCTATAGCTCGATCATCGTCAATGGTCGGGCGCTAAAGCTCGCCGAATAGGAGTACGTCAAATGTCTGTACGTGAAACCAACAAAACGCCGATCCTGGGCCTCTTGCTCCGCACCACGGGCATCGTCGCCTTCGCGCAGTCTTTCAAAAAGAACATGGTTCTGATTGAGAACGCCATTGCAGCTCTGCAAGGCGGCACCGGCATCACTGCGGATGAAGTCGTTTATAACGGCTCGGTCGATTCCAACTCAGGCGCGGACACTGTCGCCGCCGCACTGGACGACCTGTATACGAAGTACGCGGCTCTGGAAGCCCGCACTGACTCCAACTCCGCAGGCTAATAGGTTTACCGTTCGGGATTATTTCGACACGTCCTCACCGATATGTCGAAATAATTCCCGACCGGGAACATGATACAAATCCTCGGTACTTATTCTTAGAGTCGGAGGATTTGTAACAATCGAGGGAATTCCGATGACCATTCTTTTCGACCGGAAAGTATTCTATGCGAAGGCTCGTGAAGTCCCGTTTGGGAATCGTCTTACGCAACAGCAAGTCGATGGCACCGACGCGATCCTGGACTATTGGGAAGCCAAGCACGCGGACAAGGATGTTCGCTGGCTCGCTTATATCCTTGCAACCTCGTTCCACGAAACCGGCAGCCGCATGGTTGCGGTTCGCGAGGGATTTGCTGGTTCGGATGCAAGCGCCCGGAAAGTCGTCGCGCACCGCAAGTACGGCGTGGCCGATCCTGAAACTGGTTTTGTATACTACGGTCGCGGTCATGTTCAGCTAACGTGGCGCACGAACTATAAGCGCGTCGGCGAACGGCTCGGCGTCGATCTCGACAAGAACCCAGACCTCGCGCTGGACCCGGCGATCTCCGTTCAAGTCCTCGTGGAGGGGATGATCGAAGGCCTCTACACTCCGTCACGCGATCTGCCGCGCTACTTCAACGCATCGATCAACGATCCAATCGGCGCCCGCTTCATCGTGAACGTACAGGATAAGGCGCAAGTCATCGCCGCCTACCATGCTGCGTTCCTCCAAGCGCTGAAGGTCGCCGCCGTTGTGCATGCAACCCCAGCCGCTACGGCAACGCCGGCGCAGGAAGCCGCTGCGAAGCCCGATGGCGCGAAGCTGCACAAGGACCCTGTCACCATCGGTACTCTGATCGGCGGCGCTGGTGGCGTAGCCGGTGTGGCGACGGCTGCCGGTCCACTGCTCAGCAACATCAATAACCCATGGGCGTTCGGTGCCTTCGCTCTGATGGTCGTCGCGGTTTGCGTCGGCGGTTATCTGGCGATCAGCGGTCGTCTGGAACTTCGTCGAAAGGCAGGCGCTTAATGAAGTATTTTATCCTCGCCCTCGGGGCGGCGGTCCTTGTGGTTGGCGGTCTTGCTACCGTCCAGCACTTCCAGATCGCGGGGTTACAAACCAAGCTTGAACAATCTCAAAAGGATTTGAAGGCCACGGTCCAAACGAACAAAGACAACCAGATTAAATTCGACGCGGCACTTGCCACACAAAAGAAGTTATCGGACATCGCGCAAACGGAAGCCAAGGCGGCTAAGGTTCGCGCAGAAAAATATCGGAGTATTGCAGATGCGATCCACAATTCACCAGATACCGGCGAAGGCGTTCCTGATGTCGTGCGCTCTACTGTTGACCGCTTGTGGGACCACTAAGGAAGTCGTCTATCGCGATCACTATGTTGCTGTTCAACCGGACGGCAACCTTCGTGTGAGCGCACCGGACAAACCGAAGAAGCCTGTGCTGAAGACTCCGAACGACGTGGCGCAGATCATCGCGGACCTCTACGCATGGGGTGAAGGGTTGGCTGCGACGAACAAGGCGATCTGGGACTCGCTGGACGCGGCGGCCGCCGACGTGGACAAATTGAACAAGGGGGAATGACATGCAACCGAACGAGCCGTTCCTAATTACGAAGCACGAGCTGGACTCCATCGTCGAAGACGCCGTTGAACGCGGCGTGAAGAAGACGTTGCTCTTGCTCGGCGTGGACACTTCGAACCCAATCGAGGTTCAGAAGGACTTCGCGTATATTCGTAACGTGCGGATCGGCTCTTCGTCGACTCGGGTTGCGGTGATGGGCGGCTTCATCGCGTCGGGCGTTGCGGGCCTCGGGACGCTTCTGTACTTCGGAATTCAGTTCTTCATAAATCTGGTGACGCACAACTCTCCACCGCCGCCGCCTGTCGGCTAAAACAAGCAGACCCTAATCTTATCCCTCTTGGCGCGGCGCACCATATCAGCGGTGCCCGTGCCGCCGGGGAAGGCCACGACGACATCCACGTCCTCGCTATCGAGCATCTCTTGATTGCGCAGCGGCCCGGCTTCCTTGCCATACTCTTTCCAGCGCGCCGGATAGGGCTGCACTTCAAGCCCTCGGTACTTGGCCCACACATGCGCTATGGTATCGGCGCCGCGTGCGTCACCGTGGATGATTCGAATCCGTTTGAGGTTCCTATACCAGCGTGCCGACAGGCAGCCCGTTTCGTCAGGCTCGTATTCGACGAAGGCATCCATCTGGCCGAATAGAGTCTGCACGTCGTCATAGTCACGGCCGCCGCATATCAAGATCGTGAAGCGTTTCATCAGTCGCAGCCTGGCCCCACTTCGCTCCGGCCTCTGCGCGCATCACCTTCAGGGAAGAACACGAAGCCCTTCCAGTGTTTCCACGCTTTCGGGCAGTGGAACCCCCACTGGCGGTATCGAGGGCCGGTGATGAACAAGGTCCAGACGTGCGCCTCTTTACCGCTGGCTACCTGGAACCCTCGCTTAGTGACCCACGCCTTCTGCGGCAGCAAGCGGACGCGGTGTGCAATCTTGCCGGTGTATCGGAAGGTGAATGATCCTTCGGCCCGGCGCATGGTCTTGGTCTGCGGTAGGTTTCGGACTTCGGATTGATACCCGTGTTCCAGATAAGCGTAGGCCTTCTTCGCGTCCCACGGGATCGGGCCGTCGAATTGAATCTCGTCATACGAGCCTTTCAGAAGCCAGCTCGCGTTGATCCACGGGTGATCGTGCAGCGCGCGGTCTTCGTCGCTCCGCATGAACCGATGGAAGTAGATGTTCAGGACAGGGTTGCGCGGGATCACGAACCAACGATGGAGGTACGGGTTCTCTGCCGGCCCGATGATGAAATCCGGCGCGCGGTTATTCGAGTGGTGCTTCTTCAGCCATGCGAGTACGCGGCGCCGGATCATGGGGTTCTCCTATTTCTTTTTTCGATGCCTTCTTCGGGGCCTTAGTAGCAGGCGCCGGGACGGGCACATAGTCCGGGTAGTAAATTTCCGCCCGGACGCGGAGGTCGGTCTTCTGGGTATAGGGTCGGCGGCCGATAGGATCGGACACGTCAGCGAGGGGCACGCCTGTCTTCTGGTAGTCCTCCACGGTCCTGGTAATCAGGCCGTCGTTCGACAGGGCTTCGAGGATGCGGCCCATCAGCCGCGTCTTGCCGGCACCTTGTTTTCCCTTAATCGTAATCCTTACGCGCATAAATTCTCCAATTCTGATACCTAATCGCTGGGAAGCCCCAGGATGCATGCCGGGCCTGTCCGGGTCCAAGGACACAGCCCATGCCGTCCGCGCGCACGGGCGCCCGGTTTCTAGAGGCCTTACCCCAGCAAATCCGCCTTCGACCGGGGCGCTTTGGGCGCGTCGAACTTCCGGGTGTCGTTCCCCCAGGATGTCCAGCCCTCGCGGCTCTGCCGGGCGAACAGCTCGATCTTCGATTTGTCGGCGCCGCAGAGCTGGTCGATCCGGTCATAGGCTTCGTCTGGTTTGCGGCTGTGCTCGCGGCGAGGGCTGACGATCAACCGCGATCCCGGCTCGTCCTCCATGGCGATCAGCTTGGCGACACCGGCACTCTTGCGCTCCGGCCGCCCGCGCGTGAAGAGAAAGCATTGCTCGGGGTTCGCCCGCGTCCAGTAGCCTGTGCCCATGGGGAACATCTTGCGCTCTTCGTCCAGGTGCGTGTCGCGGCCCGGCTTCATCGGCGCCTTGCGGAGCTTGGCCCAATAGAACCCGACCGTCTTGTATGTGAAGCCCCAAGCCTTGCCGACTTCGAGCGCATGCGGGAGCATCGGATCGACGACCCACATCAGCAACACGCAATCCTTGTTCGCGAGGTCGGCAACCGGCAGCGCCTTGATCTCGTCAAGAGTCATAGTCGGGTAGTGACGCTCAGGCTGATTGCGGCGGCCAGCGGCGCGCGTGACCGGCGCGTCCGGTGATCTGCCGCGTCCTTTATCGGAGCGCGTCAGGAAGCGCCACGCAGGGTCAGCGTAGATCACGTCATGCTGGGAGTCGGGAAAGTCGATCATATGCTCGTGTCCTTGAAGATCATTCGATGCAAGACCGATGCCGATAGGGCGCCGGTGCCGGAGCCGAAGCCCACGGCGAGCACGATGGATAGGTGATAGCCATGCTGCGCGAGGTTCACCACCACGAAGCACTCGGCGAACGCGATCAGCATGGAGGTAGGGACGATCCAGATGTATTGCTTGAACACAGAGTTCAGCGTTTGCATCACCTTCAAAAAGATGAACATGAAACTGGCGGCATAAGTCAGTAGGTAGAACTGAACTATTTCCATCTCACCTTGAACTCAGGTTTCTTCATGCAGGTTTTGCATTTGCGCAGGATCACGACGCGGCCGCCGGTCTGCGGGAAGTGCATCGTGACGGCGCGTATATCTTCACCGATCAAGATGTCTCCCTTGCAGTCGGTGCAGCCGCCGAAGTGATTGTTCTGCGCTTTTGTATTAGCTACGGCCGGCATTCGGATCATCCAACATCGTATATGAATCGAACACGATCTTCGTGTCAGTGTGACGCGGGTGTGCGCCGGGCGGCGGGTTGAAGCACCACGTCGCCGGGACCCAGCGAGCGTACCAATCCCAGACGATCCGCTTCGTGCGGCCTTCGAGAGTTTCGCGCGGCTGACGCACCGGCGTATCCCATATACGTTTCGGGCGATCATGGAATGTATCGTGATCCAGATTGTGCATCCAGATTCGAAGCTCTCCTGTCTCCGTGCAGGGCACGACGCGCAGCACGACATAGGTGCCGCCCTTGTAGTGGCGATAGACTTTGCCCGCTTCTGGTGGGGAGATCACCGGAAAGGCTTGCAGCTTGCCCGCCTCTTCCATTGTGTAGCCGCCGTCAGTCATCACTTCACCCAAATCTGTAGCGTGCCGTTCGGGTCCCAGAATAAACCTTCGACTTCGGCCTGCTTGATCCCTATGGACTCGATCATCAGCCACATAGCTTCGTCCACTTCGGACAGCGGCAGGCCATTGACTATCGCAACGTGAGGGTTGTCTTCGCGCTCTACAATCGAACGCCGATTGACTTGGAAGCCGGGCGGGATCATGCCGCGTCCTCCGCAGCCATCTCGATAAGGCGTTCGACAAGTGCATGGCTTGTCGGCGCGTCGTCTGCCGGCCCATAGAACTCCATCGTCAGCGGTATGTCGGAGCACATGATGTCGTCGAACAGACGCTTCGCTTCGCGCTCGCGCTGATAGCCCGTGACCTCGTGCTCGTACCGATAGTCGGTGCTGCGCGATATGGCGCCGATCTTCCAGCCCTTACGAACTTGAGTCGGAACCAGGACGTACACGTAGATGTCGGGATGTTTGTTCACGTCTTCTCACCGTTAATGCAGACCATCACAGCGTCAATCTGTTCGGCCACGATCCAGCCAGCGAAGCCACACGCGGCAAGCGCGGTGATGATGTGGCCCTTCACGCGATGCTTGCCCTGTTCGATGTCGGCTTTACCGAACAGCGCTATGGCACGGTCGGCCATGTGCTGCGGGTCGCCGTAGTCAGGCATCTCAGGTTTGTTGAACTTGTGGCTCATACCATCCCCAAGGCGACACGATAGAGGTCTTTCATGTCTTCGAGTTCTTGGTAGCGCGTAGGGTCCTTGGCCTTCTTCGCGCGTTCGATGATGATGGCGCGTATGGCGGCGACATCGAAGCCTTCGCCCTTTAGCGTTTTGAATCGATCCGCGATCTCGGCGGACAGCTCAGCCTTCTCGTCAAGCAATTTCTCAATCGCCTTGATCGCCTTGTTCATGCGATCCTTGGCGTTCTCGTTCAGCTTGGCGACGTTGTGCCCTGCTACCGCGCGCTCGTTCTCCGCGTCATCGCTCTTGCGCCGTGCCATCAGTCTTTGTCCTTCCAGGTTGCTTGCATCATCGTGATCGTGAAGTCCATTAGACCTTCGAACGCGACTTGCACGCTGCCAGCCTGCGCGAGCTTGCGCAGATCGCGGCACGTCTTCAGCGTTTGCGCGTAGGTCAGCTCTTGCTCGCACTGGTGACGGAACACGTTTCGATCAGCTTTCTTCGCTTCCGCATAGGCGGCGTCGATCTCAGCTTCAGTCGGTTTGACGAAGTCGAATTTGGACATGGCTACTCCGAATAGTGGAAAGTAATCTTCAGCGAGGGCGTCTGCCCATCGCTGCCGTGGCCGCCCTCGGTCGTCTTGGAGATGCGGATCGCTTTATCATTGATCCCCCGCTCCCCGATCACGTTCATAAGGCGGACAATCTCCGGCTTGGCTTTCGCCTTAAGCATGTCGAAGATTTCCACTTCATCGAACGAGACGGTAACGCTCTTAGTCACACCGCTTTTCATTTCAACTCTATCTGTCAGCCCAAGGCTTGCCGTTCCAGAACAAGATCACTTGGCGTTTACCATTCGCGTAGACCACAACATGCGCGTGACCCCAGGAACCTGGGCCAACATTATAGCCTAACCGCATCTTGCCCGTGACACCTGCAACGTACGTGCCGCCGAAGATGCCGGGCGAGTGGCTGTGGCCGATGACGTTCTTCTGCCCCAGCTTTGACAGGTTACGCGGGCCGCCGCGAGAACCATTCGGGCCTAAGTCTCCGTGCAGGGCCATTTCGATCCCGCCGCTCTTGTCGGCGCAGATCACGTAGGAGAGCTTCCGCTTGTGCTCTGACCGGATGTTCATAACGAACGCGGACTTGGCGACTCCCATCTTGCGCCAGAGCCATTCGAGCGGAACGAATTCATCCGCATCGCCGTTCTCAATTGCGCTAAGCCAGGCATCGTTGCACTGAAGCAAGGTCCGTGCGTTCGATAAGTCTTCGTGCCAATGCACTTCCTTCAGCCAGCGGTCCAGATGGCGGTCGTGATTGGAGTCGTTGACGATCTCTTCCGACTCCGTGCCGTCAGGGTAGACGCGGTGAATGGAGTCGACGAACGCGCCGGCGTCCAACACTTCGTTCCACACGCTGTTGCGTCCGAAGTGTTGCAGCTCGTACATTTTGTGAGGGTCGCGGCGATTGTGGTGGCTGCCAGACTCGAAGTCCAACAGATCGTCCAAGAACTGACGCTTCGGACGGAGTACGTCTACCATGCCGCCTTCGCCCCAGGTAGCCGCCTGGATGACCGGATCGATGTTGGCCTTATGGATGTCGCCGTACTTGATCGCTTCCACTGGCTCGCCCTCGAAGACGCCTTCAGGGGTAGAGTACAGATCGATGTCGCAGATCACGCCTTCACTCGTGGCGTTCAATTGGCGGCACCACCAGTTGCCAGCGTCATCGACTTCGACAAGCAAAGCGCCGAAGCAATGGTAGAACTCGGCGACGATACCGGCACGCATCTGCTTGTAGTTTCGCAGAGTGACGGCGCCGGTCGTCCAGTTGAACTTAGTCGCTTCGCCGGGCGAGGTCGCAATGGACCGCATTTCCATCCGCGTGTGCGGGAAGACGCCGGAGTGCCGGCCGTTCAGGTTCTCGGTGCCGCGCAGCGGATCAACAGCGGTCGGCAGAGTGTTGGTATGACCGCACCACACGAGGCCGGGCGCGAGCTGTTCAAAGGCGTCGGAGATGTGATCTTCAATATGATGATCGTACCAGCGGTCCACAACCTTATGGCCGCGATCTTTCCACGCGCGCTCTTTGTTCCGCTTCTCGGAACCGGCGCTGTCTTGCGGTGCGTAGGTGAAGGTAGCGACTTTGACTTCTGCACCGTAATACTCCGCGAGCTGCAACAAACTGAACCAAGTCGGTTCGTGAATTTTCGTGTTGTTCTGCGCCGCTGTCAGAAGATAGCGTTTGACTTCACCCTTCTTCGGACGTTTCAGCGGCACCGCATCGCGGGCGTCCTGCACACCTAGATTTCGGCGGCGCATGCCGTACTTATGTTCGGCTTTCTTGACGCGGGTTTCGATGGTCCCGATGTGGACGTTCATCGCTTCTGCGGCGGCCGCCGCGTTGTAGCCGTAGCGTTCGTAGACGCCCCAGGCATCCATACATTCGGCTTCAGTGACGTTCGTTACGCGCTCTAGCGTCTTCAAATCTTGCGGCGGACTGAACACGAACCCTTGCTGCCGGCCCTTCTCGATCCAGCCCTTCAGGGTTGTGATCGGCACCTGCATCTCTTCAGCGGCGGCGCGGCGATTGCCTTTGTTCTTCTTCAGAAAGCGCTCAATGCGCTGGCATTCTTTGTACGGGATTTTCTTACCGGCTGCAGCCATGGGTCTGTTCTCCTATAAGTTGTGACGTGTCGCTCTTACTGGGGTTTGTTCGGAAGGGCAAGCACACGCAGGACTTCGCCGCCTGCACTCTCGGCGTCTAACTGGGCTTCCGCCGCTGCACGCCACGCCGCTGCGGCTTTGTGGCGGACTTGATAGATCGACCCGTCTTTCAGGTAGTAGGTGTCCCAGCCATCAGCACCGGCGCGCTTCGCATCGATAGAGTGGCGGACCACACAATCGAACTGGTCCATAGACTTGCCGCGCGCCCAATGCATGTGCTCGCCGGGGTTGTGCTTCTGGTTGCCGACGTAGGCGACGGCCGCCATCCCCAGGAATGCGTCGGGGAAGTATTCCGTAATCAGCGTACCGATTGGCATCATCTTACGCATGGCGGACTCGTCCAGCCCACAGTTTTTTAGAATAGCGGCGCCGACTTCGATTGTGTCTGCCTTCCGTCCGCACTGGGCGCAATCTTCATAGCTATAACTGGCGGCGCCACACGCAACACAGAAACCTTCGACGGGAAGATCGACGGGCTGCCGCTTGGCGCTCTGCTCCATCTGATCGGCTTCCGCGACGTATCCGGCTGCACGATACTCTGCGGCGGATTTCTCCCCCATAGGATCGAACTCAAGCGGGACGCCGCCGGAGCCGTTGCGCGTGGCGTTCGCCGCGTCGATGCGGCGCAAGTTCTCACAGCTCTCGCATTCACAGCCGCCGTATTTAACGTCTTTACCGAGAGGGGCCTCAAGCGCGTCCAGATCGGCATTGCCGCGCTCGAAAGCCTCTCGGGCCTGCGTTTCGAAACCAAACTCGTACTTGGGCGTTGTCTTGTCGGTCATTGAATTTTTGATCCTAGAAAAAGCGAAACCGTAAAATGGGAATCCGTGAAAAAATTTTTACCTGGGCTTCAATCGAGAATTTTGCTGGACTGATCGATAAGGCCTTCCACATGCTCTTTATCGCTCATGGGCGCCCATACCCACCATTTTTCCTCACCTGGATTTTTCACCAGGGCGAAGCTTTGGTCATCGGTGATGCACGCGGACGCGAATCTCTTCGCGTGCCGCGACCCTAGTGCTTTGGGGTGAACGTAGGTCGCTGGATCGGCGGCCGGAACGTCGCCGGGCTTGCGGGCCAATGGTTTCTTAGCGGTCATCACCGGCCCCTAGAATCGTGTTGCGCGCCATGCGTCCGTCTCTTTTCTTGATATTCATCCACATGACTTCAGCGAGCGAGGAACCAAGTTCATGCGCCAACATCACGATATACCAGAGCTGGTCGCCCAATTCCTTAAGCAAGGCTTGCCGCCGCTCTGGCTTGAAATCACGCGCGCCCTTGAAGATCGACCATCCGTCGTCGCGGCTGGCCTTCCCCATGTGCTCAGCGAACTCGCCAGCTTCCCCGAAGTTTTTGAACGCGACGTGCGTAAGCCAGTCTGGCGTTCCATATAGCTTCGAGTGGACGGTTAAATGCGCGTGCGCTTCGAAGGTCTTGATCGTGAGGTCGGTTTCCTTGCCTTCGATCCGCAGCGCGTATGACGTGTCTTCGTTACGCTCCTGGAAGCCTTCGAGCCAGCCAGCCGCGCGACCGTGGACGTGTCCGACGAAGTAAGACACGACGCCGGCGATGAAGATCGCCGACACTAAAATCAGTTCCATGATATGCCCTTTGGGTTTTTCGGTTGCTCGCACATATAGTCGATGCGGAAAGTGGCTTTTGGATTCTTAGCTAGGATTTGCAAACCAATTGCCTTGCCAATGTTCGTCATCTCTTTGTCGCAAGCATCCTCGGTCACGAAGTATGTTCGCGCGGTGAACACGCCGCACTGCTTATCGCTTCCGTTGAAGCACACACGAACGTAGCCCATCCAAGGCTGCTTGGCCGGGTCCTGGATGATCGTCTGGGCTTGCGCCGTACACGAGAATAGCAGGAAGGTCAGAACCGCAGAGAACACGACGCAGGCGACGTAGAAGGCCGGCATGTTGAACTGTTTCATTTTCTCGCGGGGCATCGGCGGCGCGTCGTGGATCGACATGCGCGGCGGCGGAACGACTACAGGCTTACGCTTTGCAGTGTTGTCCACGACCGGCGGCTTCTTCGACGGCTTGCCAGCGGCTTTCATTTTGTCACGAAGCTGGATGATGGCGGCGGTGTTATTGATCGGCGCCGGTACGCGCTCCGGGGCCGGGGCCGCCGGGCAGAAGGGGAGGTTCGACAGATCGGGATCGTTCGTATCCCACTGTTGTTTGCATTCTAGGCATTCCATCATGTCGGAATGTTGGATGGCCGCATGGCCTTTGATCCGTGCTGGTGGTCGCATAAGTTTCCCTCTTTGCCGGTCGATCAATAACGACTGCTAAAAGGGTGTCAAGCAAAAGTTGTGCTAGTACACTGAGCCGATCCAGCGGCGTACGTCCGCGCGCAGCTCTTGGAATTGCAAGCCCTCGTGGTAGGCCATGCGTTGCACGTACTGTTTACCTTGGCGCACGTTCTCGCGACTAACGCGGCGGCCGTCAGCTCGGAAGATCGCGGCGGCCTCGCGCTCGGCGAAATATTCGGCAAGGTATTCGGGATACCCGATGATCTCCAACATCGGATCGCGGGCGTGGCCGACCTCGTGGGCGAATGTCCAATAGGGGTCCTGGTGGGGTTCGGTGAACTGGGTAGGGTTCATCCAGATAATCTTCGGGCCGCTGTCACAGAGCGCCGCGCAGGCCTGGCCTCGGTATCCACGGACGTTCAACACATAAGGCCGCGTGCGCCAGTATTTGACCTTCCAGCCCTTCGGCAAATGTCGCTTGGCGAACTCTTGAAAGGCGGCGTCAGGGCGCATGGTCGTCTCCGGGGCAAGCCCCTATTACGCGGCAGATCGCGGGAAATGCAAGCCCGCCCTGTAAGTGCTTGATAAAGAAAAGCCCCCGGCTGTTTTTCAGGCGTGCCGGGGGCTTCAAGTTAGGGAGGACGATCTAATTACGCGGAAGGCTGATTTTCGTCAACAGCTCTACGGCGATTAGACCGTTTGGCTTCAACCTTATCCAGCTTGGTCTTCTCCATGTCGGCGGTCCAGCCGAAGCATTTCAGAAAATCCTGACCGGGGATCGACCGATAGAGATGACGCCGCCAAACGGAGAACGCAGGCTTCAGAGGGCTGCTAGTATAGCCGCTGAGCTTCGTGATTTCCGCGCCTTGCGATGCGATGTTCGCAAGATGCAACAGAAGGCCCATATAGCCTTCGCCCTTGCCCTTCGGGAATGCATCCATAGGGATCGTCTCGCCGTCCGAAGTAATCCGCTTGTAGGTCGCCTTCGGCCAGAAGCCGTGCATGGCCTTGTGGTAGAGGTAGGCCGCCGTGCCCGGACGAACCGCCATAGTGGCGACCGGCAGAACGAAATCAGTCAACACCATTTGCTGCCCGGCGATCTGCGAAATGATATGCAGAGGCACCAGCGACTTGCGTGTTGCTTTGTCGGCGCCGCGAAGCTCGGAAACCGCGCGACGAATTTCGTTCTGGTATTTGTTGCCGATGGTGATCTTCTGATCGGATGGCAGATCGATGCCGCCCATCAGATAGCGCGATACGAAGACGATCAGAGCCGCGCCCGCAGCGGCTTCCGACTTTTCACGCAGGAACGAGTTCTGCGCCATCATAAAATGATCCGTCATAGAGGCAACGGCGGCTTCGTTATCGTAGATCGCGATGTCCTTGTTCGGGCTTACCGTGCAGACGATGTCCACGCCGGCGAACAGGGGATCGGCATCGAAGGCAGCGAGCAAAGCTTCAAGACGGTGGTGGCCGCCCATCAGACTGATCTTGCCGCGTGGATCGATATAGAACTTCAGAGACGCGACGGCGTGATCCCACTTGCCGCTCGTGATCTTGGCAAACATCTCTTTGACTTTGCCGCGTTTGATCTCCCGGTTCCCCAGGCTGGACTTCAGCATGGCGACGACTTGCTCGCGGTATGCGATTGGGCCGAAGAAATCAGTGGTCGTCACACCCTTTGAAATGCGCGTGTTCTTCTGCATCGAAAACGACTCGAAGAATTTAACGTCCAAAGGTGTTTGGTTAATATTAGCGTTCATAGGTACTCTCTTTCTACAGGCTGGGATTGTCCCAGATGTGGAAAGCATATGCACGTCTTACGCCACCAGTCAACCGATAGTTGACTTAGTCGTTACGCATGAAGGCCGAGTCGCTTCCGTAGTATTCGTCGATCCCTTCGCAGATCGCATTGATAACGACCGGCGAGAAACTGTTGCCGATCATCTCGTGACGGCGGCGCTCGTCTAGCCCTCCGGCATCGGTGTAGCTACGAGAAAAGCCCATAGCGAGTTCAGCTTCTTCCGCAGTGGCTTTCCTGACAAACCCCGGCTCCCCACGGTAAGGTCCGCCGCGTCCTCCCGCGCCCCAGGCAACTCCGACGCGGGTTGCATGGCTTTTAAGGAATGTATTGAACGCTGTGCTGCTTGCTCTAGGTTTGATCGAGGCTGCGTCAAAGACAACAATAGAATCCGCGCCAACAATTCCGTCGCGCCGATCTTGCCGCTTTCCTGAACCAGGGATTTGCGCATCAGCCGGTAGAGAACGCCCCCTAGTGTTTCCTGGTTGAAAGAGTACGCGCTCGATTTCTGCCGCCGGTCCACGATGTCCGACAGCGTATAGCCTCTTGCGGAGCGCGGGAAGGCCGAAGTCTTCGGTATCGAGAACGCGCCATCCGACATTAAACCCATGCTCCCTAGCTTTGCGGAGCCACTTTTTGAAGAACTTGCCTTCGTTCGCGCTTGTGACATTCGGTACGTTCTCCCAGAGAAACCAATCGCAGTCGGACTCGTCCGCGATGTCGATAAAATGATATGCGAGCTTGCCTCGGTCGTCCTTGTCTCCAAGCACTTCCTTGGCGCCATCCCCTTTACGCCACGCCCCCAGGACGGAGAAGCTCTGGCATGGCGTGCCACCGATCAGCACGTTCGCATGGTAGCGAGGCCGCGACCAATCGACGGCGAGCATGTCTCCGACGTTCTGGACGTGCGGGTATCGGTCAGCGAGGAATGCGCAGGCGTTCGGCTCGATCTCGCTGAAGGCCACGGCCTTCCATCCTAACGGCGCCACGGCATGACTGGCGGCTTCGATGCCGCTGCACACTGAATTGAATTTAACAGCCGTCATGTCGCACCAGTCGTTACGCCAAAGCGTTCGCGCACCTTGCGCAATCCGTTTCTCTGCAAGCGCATGACCGCTTCGTACGCGCGGTCGCCGTCGTGCAGAACAATCGTTCGGAGATGCACCAGCCCATGCAGCTCGTGCAACTCCATCATTTCCATCAGCGCGAGCACGTCAGGCCGCATGGCGGCGAACTCGTCCACCAGTGGTATCGCTTTGTACTTCTCACCCTTGGCCTTCGCAGCGGCTTTGGCGGCGGCTCGCTTTCGGTTGTGGCGTTCGCGCTGTTCAATCGTCATCCGTTGCTCGGGCGACGACATGACTTTCTTCATGTCGCCGGTGAAATAAATATACCGTTCACGGATGATCGCCTGAGAGAGCCACTCCCGCGCCGCCGCGCAGAGCGGCCCCTCTTTAGGCGATACTTCCTTCACGTTAGAACCGGAACAGATCGGTATCGATGCGTTTGTAAGGTCCTGGATTCGACTTCGGCTCGTCTACCTTCGGCTGTGGGATCGGGTTGGCGCCGCTACCGTTCCAACGGCCTGTCTTGGGTCCGCTGTAGCCAGCATAAAGCTGACGGTTCTTGCGCACCGTGTTGAACAGTTCGCGCAGGCGGCGATGCAAAGTATCAGACCGCTTCGTGTAAGGCACCTTCACGATGTTCAGCACTTCGCCGTATTCCGTGGACGAAAGATACGTCTGACAATCTTGCTGCGTCACACGATCCACAGGTTTCGGGCGCTTCAGGTGCGGAAACGAAACCTTCACGGTGGGGGTACGAAGCAAACGATTTTGCATCTGCATCTTTTGTGTCGCCGTCAACACTGGCTGAACTTCCATCTGCCAGAATGTGCCCTTCGTTGGCTCATATCCGGCGTTGTCAGATAGACAGCGGAACTTCGCCCCGTCGTGATGTACGATGTCGCCCGCTTTGTAGACTGCGGTTTTATCCCACATGCCTTTCCAGGTCATAGACGGATCGTATTGCGCTTGGCTGGGCTGTTGCTTGGGGAGGGTCTTTCGGGTTGGCCGGCCAAGAACAAGATCGACTTCTCGGAGCGTCATCGGGCGCCAGAAGGCCGGAGTGTGACAGGGCTTCGCGCCGTTGATCGAAGTTTTGCAGGCATAGTATTCATCGTCATCGGAATTGCCGCTCTGGTCGGGGCATACGACCATGTCGTCTTCCAGATAGTTGTCGAAGGCGTTCCAGGTGCCTTTGTAGCAATAGCCGTTCGGGCCTTCGCCGTAGCCTGGACGCGGGCCGCCGACAACGCCGCCGGTCGCTCGCGTTCCAAGACCGCCTCTGTAGTCTTTCAGAAGCTTGGCGTAGGAAATGTCTAGACTTTCGGCGACCGCTTCGAGCAATTGCGAAGGGAGCTTTTCGGCGCGCGGCGCTGGCTCGTCATGGTCCAGGCCTTTGTCCTTCATCGTGCGATTGATCGCCGCGAAGTCGAATACACTAGTTGACATCACATTCCCTATAAACAAATACGCAGAGGTATTTGGACATCTGCGTGGTCACTACTCCGAAGCGATCCGGCCCGTCAAGCACTAAAGAGGTCCAGACCGATGTGTCATCTTTTAGTTGACCATGTCTGTCCGCGTAGAGCCGGCCGGTAAGGATTACGCCATTACCCGTCATCTGCCAGTCAGCTTCAAGCAAGACTCCGTCGCAGTCGTGACGATCACGTTCCGCTGCTAAAGCCCGCACGGAGAAACCGTGCTGTCGGCTTCGGGATTTCGAGCTTTTCTTCATCTGAGACATGACCAGCTTTCAATTCAATAATCGAGCCATACCAGTCGAACCGGACCACTTCGCCCGGAAGCCAGGCTCTTTCGCATTTAGGTGTAACCGAACCCTGAGTCGAATCCGCGCCGCGCCGGTAGATGAAGAACGGATAGTTACCGCTCCATATCGGGCCGGTGCCGACTGTCTCTTTCATCATTCCGCAGTGTGCGCAGACATGGTGCTTCGGTGAAAGCTTAATCCATTTGTGAAACATAATCGCCCCATTGCTTCGCCATCGCCGCCGCGATCCCGGTATAGGTACGCGCCCGCTCTTTCGCCCGGTCAGGCTTCTCGGACATCCGATGCACTCGCATCTCGCGCCCTTCCACTATCTTGCTGTGCTGTAGCAGTGGAAGTTCTTTCAGCCACAGGCACGTCGTCTTCAGCTCGCCGTGCCCGTGCTGCCACGGCTGTATGATCTGCCGATAGGGCGGCACAGTGGGCATCGCCAGCCGGCCATAGCTGTGCATGATGGGGTTCTCCACGGCGACGTGTTTGATCGGCGCATGGTAGAGCAACGTGAAGAGGTCGGCGGCCTGTTGCAGCTCCCGGAACATATCTTTGACCGTGCGACCGGGCGGCGGCTTATTGAGCCAGCGCGTCCCTGATGCGCAGAGCCGCGTGCAGGGCGGATGGGCCACCATAAGGTCCCAGCCCTCGTCCAGCACGCTCAGAACGTCTTCCTGGATGTGATAGGGGCTGTTGTCCTCGGACGGGATGATGTCGCACGAGTACGCGGTGTGGCCGCGCTCTCGGAAGGCGCGGCGCACGACGCCGGAGAACTCACACGCGACCAGAACCCTCACTTGAAAATGACCGAACCCTTGCAGACGATGCGATTGTGTGATGGCGCTTTAGGGCGAGCGCCCATAAAATCACACTCCTGTTTCGTCTCAAACAGATGCGCGTAGTTGTGGAATGAGTCGCCCCAATCGACGATGGCGAAATAGAGCTTCTGACCCTTGTACTTCTCCGGCATCCATCGGCAGCGGCGGACGATTCGCGTTTGCTTCGGCACGGCTATTGCTCGCTGCGCCCAAGGGTTCGGGTCCCACGTTTTGCCGGTGCCTTCAGGCCAGCGGTGTGGGGTTTCGTAGTCGAACTCGCTGATGTCTCTGACGGTGCCTCGGACGGTGATGCTGTCTTTGAAGTACGGCGCGCGCCCGAAGATCGGGAACCAACGCCCGAAGTAAGTGTGATGTAGAAGAAAGTTGATCGCTCTTTTCCAGGCGGGTAGCGGCGGACGCGGATCGTGAGAGTGTCCCATGGTGTAAAGCTTTCTTTCGAGAGCAACATCCGCCTCGCAGTAAGCCCGAAGTGCATCGATAGAGCTTCCGCGACTGCCTTTTCCGGCGAGGATGCCGTGAGTGTGAACTTCGACTCCGTGGGCTTTGCACGCCGCTTCGTAGACTTCGAGCTGGTCTGTATTCTGGACTTCGTCATCACCGACTTTCCATGATGCGCAGATGAAATCGACAGGGTTGCTATAGACATCCGGCACACCGAATAGGCTGGGATCGCACTTCGGGTCCGGGCAGTCGATGCAACTGTGGCGTTGGCATATGAAGGTCGGTTTAACCATCTGAGTAGCAATCTATGACAAAGAAGTGAGTGTCCGTGATCCGGGCGCCGCGAGTTGCCTTCCCGACATATCGTGCTGCCTTGCAATCGCTGGACCAAGTTCTGATGTCGTCCATCAAATCCGTGCGAGCGATCTTCCTCCATACAGCGCCGTAGAATATTTCTTCGCCGCGTTCGGCTTGACGAATCATGCAGGCTGTCAACGCGGTTTGCGTTTGATCGGGGGATAGATCGACCGGAGGCGCAACGCCAGTGGACTGGCGCAACGGGCCGATCAGCGTTTCGCATTTCATAGTCACCATTTCAATACTCGATTGTTACGACCTCGCCGGTTTTCTTGTCGCGGTGATAGCCCGTGGGCTTCCCATCATCGTCAAGAACCGGCTCGAATCTTTGTGTGATCCAGTCATGCAGCATCCGTGCCGCCGAAATCGTTTGAGCTAATACCTGCGAAGCCGGCGCGGAATATCTCACGAGTAATCTTTCTCTGGATGAAGATGCCAGCGTGGGCATGCCGTACCTTCCGATGCGTGCGCCCGCAGCCGGGCGTCGTTCATGTCTTTCGCTTCTATCCCGATCCAGTTCTTACCCCAGTCGTCTGTCAAGCCGCCTTGCGAGCGGAAGAAGTTTCCTTCCTTCACATAGACGTTCGCACGCTTTTCTTCGAACGGATGCTGGAACGAATTAATGACCACGTAGAAAGGCGCGGTGTCGCGGTCAGCGAGCGGCAGTGGCGCGGGTGTCGGGCGGATGTCCATTACGCCCTCGTGGCGCTATCGTAAGGTCCAGCCGGGTCCTCGTCCGCGATGAAGGCCCGCATCACGGCTTCGGCCTTTTTCTCGTTCCCTGGATCGACGACCAACAGTAGAATACCGATGGCCTTGTTCGTGATGACCCAGCCCGGAGTGTCGATCAGATAGGGCTTCAGCTTCGCCTCGAATTCTTCGGGCGTCTCGTCACCGGACATATGAAGTTCTTCCATCGTCATGGGCATCACAGCCTTGCCGACGCCTTCGCGCACAAGACCCTTCTCCACGAGCCTACGGAAGGTGCCCAAGGGCGCCTTGTCAGTCGGGAGGCGCATGTGAGGCAGAGCGTAAGCGTACAACAGCTCAAGCTCTGAGACGTTCAGGATCATTTTGCCGGTCATTAGATGTGTCCCATGTCTTTGAGAGTGGAGTCGACTCTCATGTTCGACCGTTCCGTTATGGAAGCGACCGTAAGCTGTGCCGCCACCAGCATGATAGAGTTCGCGGTGCGACCGTGGAGGCCGCTAGTGGAGTCCTCCACCAGTCGGATCATACGATCAAATTCAGCCATAACGGAGGCCGTCGCGGCGGCGTTTAGTTCTTCCGCTGCACGCTTTTCAGGATGCAGCTCTACAATCTTCGTCATCTCATTCCCTCGTCTTTATCCCACGAATCCGAAAAATCCGAATCCGTGGGATAAAATTCGTTTTTACTGTCCGATCTTGACGAAGGGCAACGCGCCGCCGGGCACCATGGTAGTCGGCAGCTCGCCGTTCCAGCGCTGGGCGGCCGTGTATTCGACCAGACGGGCATTGCTGGCGATAGCATCCGCCTTGGCTTTGATCGCATCAGCTTCCGCGTCACCGGCCAGACGGACGGCTTTGGCTTTCGCTTCCGCGTCGATCACCATCATGTCCGCTTCGATCTGGGACGTGATCTTTTCCTGCGTTTTCTTTTCGACGTTAACCTGCGCCGTCATGCGCGCTTCGACCGCTTGCTCATATGCATTCGAGAACGATATGTCCTGAATTTGCACGCTCTCAAGTCGGAACGGTTTGCCCTTCGTGATACGGGCCACTTCACCGCTGGTCTGCGCATTCAACAGCGCCCGCTTCTGGATGGCGTTGACAGAGTCGTAGCCGCCGAAGACGTTCTTGAATGCTTCCTGCGCCGATGGGATCAGCACAGCTTGCTCGAAGCCCTGGATCGAACCGTACTTCGTGTAGAGTTCGACAATCGACTTATCGTCAAGCGCCGGCGACCACGTAACGGTCATGGCGATGTCGGCGGGCTGTTGGTCCTTCGAGTAGGTTTCCATGCGGCTGTCTTGGCCGTTCACGTTCTGCCACTGGATCGTATGTGTACGGACATTCAGCTTGCGCACGCCGTCGATGATCGGGAATTTGAAATGCATCCCTGGTGCAGAGACGCCGACGATGGCGCCCATGCGTGTGTGAATGCCGCGCTGGGATTGGTTCACAGTGTAGAAGCTGTTCAGCGCCACGATCACAGCGACAATCCCGGCGGCGCCTTTACCGGCGAGCCTGATTACTTTCATTCGGTTCTGCATTTCTTCAGCGATCATACGCTCTCTCCGTTGTTCGCGGCTCTCGTCTTCGCCGCCTGCGTTACCTGAAATCGGCATGTGTATTCCCTCAAGTTTACGATTTCGCGAAATGCCAAATCGGTAGAACGAAATTCATTCTAGGATTTCGATTGCAAGCCTAGTGCCGCCATCTCTTGAACAGTTCCGCGCCACGCGCCCATGACAGCGTTCTCGGCGTAAGCTTTGATCGACTTCAGCGCAGCTTCCATCTGTCCGCAACGCATAGCCATGGCGACCATAGCGTACGGATCGATGGACTGACCGAAGCCTGCGGCCATCTCGGAGCGTTTATGGAAATCGAAAATTTCCGAATCCGTAGAACCAAATTGATCTGGCTTCCGATTCGGCAAATCCGATTTTGGCAAAACCGTTGGAGCAAATTCGTTTTGGAGGAATTGAATTAGGCCCACGACCTCGTTCGCACGGATGCGTCCTAGATGCTGTGTGATGCCGTTATTGTTCCATTCGATATGCGCGAAATCTTCACCCGTATTCTTCGTGATGTAGAGGTCCGCTTGAGCAAGGACAGATAGTCGAATGAAGCTCATTGGCCGATCTCGCGGCGGCGTGCAGCCTTTCGCTGACGCTTCTCTTCGGCCTTCTGGATGCGCAGCACATCAGCCGGTGTGCGCTTCTCCATGACACGGGCGAAGCTCTTGGCGAGCTTAGCGCCTGTGCTCTCGGGGTCGGCCGGCTTCATGCGACCGCGCCGTGGTTCGATAGGCACGCCGCCACCAGCCATAGCCAGTGCAGCGGCGGCCGCAATCATCGCAATACCTTGCTTGCGCATTAGTTTGTCATCCATTCCTTGATTTTATCCACGGCCATTTTGACCGGGACGTTCAGCGACGGGAAGAAATGCACCAGCACAGCGCCAGTGGTAACGCCAAATAAGAATTCCATCATAATACACTCCAATGCACTGTTTCCTGCCCTGTCCGCTGCATTGCACACCCCATGCCAGACTGTCAACCTGGGCGTGACCCTGGATTTCCCTGGTGGTGGGCTAGTCCGATTTCCCCGGTGGTAGGTAGCAATGGATTTCCCTAACGGTGGGGGGTTCCGATTTCCCCGGTGGTGGGGCCAGGCCCCTCGATCTCGATTTTTGCCGGCGACCGGACGCATCGGGCTGCAGCCAGCCGGCCGCTGCCTTATTTCGATCCGTGCGGATTCAGACAGTCAGAATCCATGCGTGATTCTGCATGAATTTTTAACGACTCATGCCAGGCCTAAGCCTCTTCTGAATCGCGCTCGATTGTCTGAAGCGCCGCGCTTCGCGGCTTCGATCTAATCCAATAAATCCGCCTTCGATCTAATGCGCTGGCGCCGGGCGCCTGCAAGCTCTTGCGCCTTAGTGAGTGCAGCCTCTAGCGCTGCATCAGCACTAGCGCCGCGCGCCTCTAAGACAACGCGCCCCGCGCTCTGAATTGAAACAATCCAGCGCGAAGGCGCGGCGCACGATTCCCAATCGCAAACGATCAAGCGCGCGCAATCGAATTCAGGGAGGCGCTTAAGGGTGTCTAGTATCTCGCCAACGATTGTCATGCGGGCGCCCCGCTATCGACGCGGCGAACATCAAACAAGATCAGCCGCGCGCGAGTAAGCACGCCAGCTTCAGAGTCGCGCCACGTCAAACGGCGCCGCGCTATCCTTGCAGCGCCGCGCCTCGCGTTCTTTGGGCAAGAGTAAACGCGAGTCCACTTCGACTCGCCATACTCCCCAATCTCAAAGACTGAAAGCCGCCACTGGCGGCGATGTGTTTTGCTCATATGTTTCTAAGCCTCATACGCCGAAAGGCGCCCTATGCGTGATGCACGGGCGCCTAGCTGGCTTATGGTGGAGCGTCTAGCCTATGACGCCTAGAAGGCGCGCGAGGCGCATGCTTGACGCTGGAGTCACGCCTTCAGGGATATGCAGCGCGCGAGTCTCGTTCTCGCCTGTCTCGAAGTTTTGGCTTGTCTCTGAGTCGAACCATCGGGGCGGATTGCTTACGCTTATATGCGAGGAGTCGGCGCTGATGGCGCTGGCGTATTCTGCTACGCCACAAAATGAAAAAGCCGCCAGCGCTTCGCGAAGTGTCGCGCCTTCGATAATAAAGCCGCGCGACTCAGCGTCGCCAATTTCCGCGCTTTCTTCCGTTACTATTTCAAAGGTAACATTCCAGGCCTTTTTCATAGCGCCAGCTCTGGAGTCTTGTCGCATCGAAAATGCGGAATCTCTTTTCCTTCAGCGCGCAATATTTCCGCCTTCTCTTCGCGCTTCGCATCGATCAAGCTTTGATATTTCGGCCAATCGATTCCCTCGCTCCACTCGCTATGCCCGGAGTCGGGAATATCCTGATAAATTTCCATCTCGCAATCGCGAGTCCAATTGCAAGCGGCTTCGATCAACGTGCAAAGCTCATTGTGATCCCAATCAATGAGCGGCTTCTCTAGCCAGTCACAAAGCTGATTCGAGTAATGCGAGCTAAAGCCATCGCACGATGTATAGGACGCACGAATCCGCGCCTTCAGCGTTTCGTGATTCTCTTGTTTGCTCTTTTTGAAAAGCCGGCGGCAAGTGGCGAGGCTGATCTTTGCATAGACTCTATCAGTCGTGAAATTATATTCACGCGGCGAATCCATCGACTCGAATTGCAGGCCTAGAGAAGGCACACGGAATCGCGCTTTGTGTGATCCCTTCGCTTGTGTGTACGTCCAGCCATATCGAGAACGAGATTCGTTAGCCTCGCCGCCAGCCCAATTGTCGAATTGGGAAACATACGTTTTAGCGAGGGCTAGGCATTGCGCCTTGTAATCTCGCGAGTCGTCGATTGCGTCAAATATCGCATCGCGGTCTAGCTGAAGCTCGCTAGGGATTCCCTCTTCTGTCTGTCTGTATTCCGCCTCATAGTCGCAAAATTGCTCTTCTTCGGAGTCGAGCATGCCGGACCATAGCGAGTCATAGAATCCGCCAAACGGAATCCTCGTTACAAGAAACTGAGTCATTTTCTGAGTCCTCTTTATACTGACTAAATTATATCGCTTCGATTATCTGATAGCCTATCGCCTTCAGATAATCCAAACCGGAGTCACGATGGCATGATGTATAGCCCTCAGTTTCGGGCGGCAATCCACGCGACTCGCAATTCTTCGCGCTAACGAAGTTTGCCAGCCTATAGCCTTTCGGCGCCGCATAATCGCGCGGGAATACCTTTGCGCCTTTTGGCGGTTTCAATTGTTCGCCGCAATGATCGCTTAGGCGGATTCCATCAATCCACAAATGAGATAGGGCGGCCGTGTATTTGTCATAACCATAGCCGCCAGCCTTTCCATGCTGAAAGCTGAAACGATCATAAGCCGCGCGCCCAAAGTCCTCTATGGGCATGCTTGAAGGCTTAGCGCGCTTCGCTTTGATCTCTTCGCGCATTTGCGTTTTCAGGCATGCTTGCGCCGCTTTCTCAGTTTGCCAGATATTGACCAGACAAACAGAGCCGTTTGGATTGTCGCTAAAATGCGCTTGGACCTTTGCAACGTATTTCCCGCGCTTGTCCAAGATCACGATTGCTCGAATCGCTTTCCCGCCTTTGGTGTCGCGAACATATTTAGAAGCCATGTTGAATCCCTTTCTTGTGTGTTGCTGTTAGTAGCTAGTGAATCCGTCGTGATGTTTCCAATTGCGTTCTAGCTCCGCAATCTCGCTCGATAGTTCTTTGATCTCTTCGCGGCATGATTCGAGTCGATGCATGGCGCAACGCAACGCGGCTTTTTCGATAGTGGCGCCGCGCTTCTTTTTCACGATGGCGCGAAGAACGCCGCAAAACATCTCTAGGCGAATCCGCTTCGATCTGAGTTTTTTGATCTCGCCTGTTTTGTTGTAACAGTCATCAGCCGCGCGCCATGCCTCGTTATATTCTCGCGACTCTTCCGCCCAATGTTCGGCGATTGAATCAGCCGCTAGAGCCGCGTCCAGTTCATCGCTATAGGTGCATGACATATCGAGTCGGGCGCCGTCATCATTCGGCGTAAATCCTTTTGATCCCCCATAGCCCTCTACATATCCCGCGACGAATCGGCCATGCGGCAAGCGATAAACAACGCCGCGCATAGTTTCCGCAAAATCAGCATCAGCCATATACCAGCCTGTATGTCGAATTGAGCGCGCGATTAAATCGCAATAGTTATGGAAGCGGAGTCCCTTGTTCGCGTTCTCAATCCAGCGCAAGCCGCGATCTGATGGCGGATTGAATTGAATATATTTATAGTCCTTATACAGACTTTTCCCGCCTTCGATTGCATCTCGCGCCATTGCAAGCGCGGCGGCCGGAGTCTTAGTTCGACTCCGCGCTGCAATGTAAAGGCCTTTCAGGTTCAAACTTTGCGCGTTGCTCATTGTCTGGACTCCTTTAGCGCATGCTCGATAACGTGATGCAATGCGGCGCAAACTTCCATTCCGCTTAGTTGATCGTGCATTCTGAAAGCGCCAGCCTTTTGAGCCGCTTTCAATAGTAGCTGATGACCATCAAAGCTTAGATCAATTGAAACCGAATAGCGGCGCACGCCATCAACGACTCGAAAGTCTGAAGGCTTCACGCTTGCCAGCTCTTTAGAGCGCGCGGCGTTCTCGAAGAAAACCGCTTGACGCGCCTCTTCTATCTCTTTGGCCGAATATTGCGGCGCTGGCGTGTGTGCATCAGGATTCAGCCATTCGGATTCAGCCAGTCTTAGGGCGAATTCAAAAGCGATAAAACAGCGCGGCATTTGCTCGATAACGCTGCATTCCATAAACTTGCAGGCGCCATCTTGCCAGTATGCAGGAATACGAACGAGTCCGACTCCATCAGCATAAAAGTTATAGACAGGATACTTCCCGCCCCGCGCTTTCTCGAATTCGCCATGCATCGAGCCATCGAGCCAGACTTGATATATAAAGCTCTTAGGCGCCTTCTCCACGCGCTTGATCTCTAGTGACGTACCATAGGCGAGGCGCGTTGCTTCGAGCGCTGCATAGGTCGAATCATAGGACTCCTGGAAATATGAGTCGCTGTTTTTCACCATTGCCCGGATGTTTTTCACAAAGTCAAAACGAGCATTCCAAGCGCCAGCGCCGCGCCTGTATTCTTCGGAGTCACGATCAACGCGCCCCGTCTTTGAGCGTTTAGCTTTCTGCATCATAAATCCCCTGTTTCGAATCGCATGCCGGTTTTATCGAAGAGGCGCGACTCACATAAGTTAAGCTCGACTCCGCCGCTCAATTTGATTCGGATATTTCCTCCAGGATCACGAATCACATTAGAGACAGTTCGCCCCTTAATGCCTGATAGCCATTGGCGCATGATCCCGCCGCTATCCCGAGTCGTTTTGATCTTAGCCATTTTCTGAGTCCTCTAACAGTTCGGTTTCACCATCATTCGAATCGCCTTGCGACTCTCTGTATTCCGCCTCAGTAGCAGGCGAGACACAAAGCCCATAAGCGCGGTTTATTTTGTCAGTGGCAACGCATACCTCATGCCAGTCTTTGCCCTGCAAATGTTTCCAGGCAAATTGCATTTGTGCAGTCGATTGCCAAGGATTTTCGCCGAAAGAAGAAAGCCAATTAATTTCCTCTTTGATCTCCCTGCAAAACTCGCGAAACGATTCGACCTTACACACATAGGACGCATCAGCGATGTAACAGCCTCTTAGACCGTTCGTCATATGGAAGTAGACAGTCACGACGCAGACTCCTGCATTGCCTTCTTATAGCTTAGAGCAACGTCCAGCGCGGCAAGGCCTGCACTCGTGAAGCTATGGGCTAGATCGAATTCGCCGCGCTTCTTAGCAATCGCCGCGCGCTCAAAGTCAACACTGGCTGCAGCCGCAAAGCGCATAGCGTTAGCGCGGGATTCTTCTTTACACTGAGTAATCATTTAGCGGATTCCTTCTTTGTCCAAAATATCATGCATCACTGATTCGGGAGTCGCTTCAGGATCAAGAGGCGCCGTTAGAATCGCTTGCTCATATTTCTCTATGACCGTTTGCGCGTCATCGCCTGTTAGCCATTCCATCAGAGCTAACAAAACCATGTTGCGGAAAGTCACACGATCCATAAGGCGGGAAGGCGATTCAATCGTAATCATTATTGAAAGATCACAAGAGCGATTGAGAATGCAGCCAGCGCCACAAGAGCGACACTAAACAGCATGCCTTGAGTCTTTGCACTCGAAGCCTTGACGCCTTTAGGGGCGCGCGGGGCGATGGTGGAAAGCTCTTTTACAGCATGCGCCTTAGTGGCGTTGCGGAGGGCTTCAGGCTTGTAAGAGATAATGCTCATTTGCTTGTGTCCTTAGTCAGTGTCGATATTGAGAGAATACAGGTAGAGTCCTAACAAGGCGTTAACAGGCGAAAGATTCTTTCTTTTTATTCGACCTAAGCCATGGGCTGCAGCCGCCATATAGAAGGCGCCTTGGGGCGCGGCTTCTAGGGAAGGCCTGCATATAACAAGCCAGCTCTTTAGGCCTTGCCTCGGTAGCGCCGGCGCCCGTGTCGGCGGCCTTCTGGGCGCATGCCTGGCTTGTGGCGGCGGCCTCTATGGGAAGGCCTGCTAGAGGCGCCCTGATGCACGGTCTACCTATCGACGGTCAACCCTAGCGTAGGGTGTGAGGGCTGCAGCCCATGGGCGAGGGTGTGAGATAGCCCTCAATATAGCTATTCCCCTATTAACGTATAAATGCGTGTGTTGTTTAATGCGTGTTAATCATCACACGCGCCGGTTGACTGGCTTAACAATAAAGCCAGGCATGTGGCTACGGGTCCCTCTTGCGTCGGCGGCAGTCCGGGGGT